TCGACGTGGGCCGATAGGCAACCGCGCCCGGCTGATTCGAAGTCTCGCCCACGTTCTTCAGCGTGGCGGAATCCGCGATGACGGTCGAGGAGATGTTCGGCTGATAGTTCGCCAGCTCCAGGAACACATAGGCGGGATCGTAGCCCAGCGGTCCGCCCACGATGGTGAGCGAGCCCCACTTGCCCGTCTGCATCATCAGGTCGCCCTGGAGCGGCATCACGAGGCGCGACTCGAACTTCTGCTTCGTGGTCGTGAGTCCGATGCGGTTGATCAGCGTCACGTAGACATCGTTGTCAAGGTTGGCGTCGCGGAAATGCAGCCGCACGCGGAAGCCCGCGCTGATCGCCGGATTCGCCCTGGCCAGGATGGAGAAATAATACGTCCCGCCGGGGAAGATGGCCACGGGATATGACAGGCAAGTCATGTACTGCGTGCTCGGCGCGCCGTGCGCGTCCCCTATGTTCAGTCCCAGCGCGTGAGCGCCTTCCAGTCCCGGCTGCTGCGTGGGGTAGCCGTCCTGGGTATTCTGGTAATAGCTCCACAAATCCGGCAGGCCCACCATCTGCACGCCCGCCTGCTGCAGGTGCGACCAGACCTCCATCGCGCCGTTCGGGATCAGGTTCACGTCCGAAGGCGGCGCGGGCGTGGCTTGTCCGACGATGGGAATGATGCTCACGCCTGACAACAGGGTCTCCGCCTTCCGAAAGGCCAGCGTAAGGACGGAAAAGATGCCATTCGTCGTCGTGGCGGGATTTCCGTGGCTGAAGTAGTCAATGCGGGAAGTCACGATGCCCAACTGCGCGTCGGTGTAAAACACGATGCAACGCAGGGCGTAATTCGCGCTGAGTCCTGTCGGGATTCCTGTATCGTTGATGATCGTCAGATAGAACAGCTCTGCCCTGTTGTAGGCATAACCATCGGCGGGGCTGGTGGGCAGCGGAACGGCGTTGCCGTTCACCTTGCCGCTGCTCAGGAACGCCTCGGGACGCAGCCGGGCGAAGTTGATGTTCTGGTTGAGTGTTTTCAGATTCACGTCGGTGGGTGGCTGGCCCGGCACGAACTGGCTGCCATCCGTCTCGACGTAGTTCGAAGCGGGCGGACTGATGGCCCCCGGCCCCGCGCGCACGCAGATCGCCATGATGCCGAGCACGCCGTCGTTCGTGTTTATCGGCGTCGTGTTTTGGTGATAATCGACCTGACAGTTTACAACCCGGTTCGTGACGGATTTCCGCAGCCGGTACATCCTCGGTGAGGTCACTGACGGCCCCAGAGGAAGCTGCGTCCCAGCTTCGACCGCGCCGGTGTAATACCACCAGGGCAGGTAGTAGCAGGCATCGCTCGCGGAGTAGGCGTACCCATCGACGGGGCTCACGGGATAGGCCATCGTCTGCCCGTGTTGCGCGCCGAAACCGACGGCAATCCACAGCACCCCGCCGTCCAGAACGAGTCCGCCCTTCTCGCCCGGCCACTCGGGTTCGAGCGCGCCGCTGGTGCCCGCGATCAGGACGTGATACCAGCAGCCATCCTCGTGCCCGTAGTTGGGCTGTCGGATGTCGCCGGACGAATAGGCGTGGCTGGGCTGCCAGAAGGCCGCTCCCGAGCCGTTCAGGATGAACGCCTCGACTTTCGGCACAGATGCCCGCGCATTGTCATTCAGCTTGCGAATGCGCGCCTGGGTCAGCGCGTTGTCCGTGTTGAACTGGGAATCCGCAATCGCGGCAAAGCTGGGCGAGCCCGCGATCCCGAGTCGGCCCCGCCCGCGCTGCCCGACGACCCAAACGCCCAGCGTGCCCTGATTGGTGTTCGTCCAGGTTTCTCCCGGAACGTAGTAGGCCTCCATGATGGAGGCTTTGCCCGTCTTCTGATTCAGCCTGTAGCTGCCCAAGACGAAGCCGCCCGGACCGGCGGGCAGGCCCGACACCGGATCAACGGTGGTGCGGATCTCGGGAAGGTAGAGCAGTTCGCTCCGACGATAGCTGTAGCCATCAACCGCCGACACGCATTTGTCGAGCGGCACCTCCTGACCATCGGCAACCTCGAAGTAGAAGATTTCGAAGCCGACGCAGGCGAAATCGGCGTTGGACTGGATGGCGCTGAGCGCGAGCTGGTTGGCGATCTTCCCCGCCGCCAGCAGGGAATCCGGCAGGTCGTTGTATCCGGCCACGGTGGCGAGTTGGAAGAGGCTGCGTTGCGTGCTCATGGGAAAAGTGGATGCCCCGGCGTCCCGTCTGAATACTTTTTCGTCGTGTTGTCCGCGATGAAAGAATACGTTGCCTTCTCCGTCGGCGAGGCGCTGGTCCATGCCGGCGTGCCGTCCGGCGCGATCAGGTACGGGCCCTGCGCGAGATAATTCACGTCGATCAGATTCAAGCTGACCGTGCCCCGCTGCCAGTCCGGCGCAACGCCGCAGACCTCGAACATCTCGCCGGTCATGCTCTCCGCCCCGGTGAGTTTGTTCTTGATCTGCGCGTGCGTCACCGTCACCAGATCGCCCGGTTCGAGTTTGATTCCTTCCCAGTCCGCATCCGGTTGCAGGATGCCCGGTCGCAAACCGTACCGCTGGAAGAGCGTCCAAGCCACCAGGCGGGCATACAGCGCCCCGCCCAAAGGCGACCGCAAACCCTTCGCCTGAATGATGTCCTGCGCCGGCAGGCCGTAGACGTTCACCCCCGGCGCGTATAGTGAATCAATGCCAGAATTGAAGTTGCTGCCGTCATAATCCAGCCGGTAGGAAACGACGTTGTAATAGTCGCCCGCCGTCTCCACGGGCAGCGGCGACTGGATGTTGTTCGCGGTCAATGCCAGGGCGATGACCGGGGCCGTCTGCGCGGCGTGGAAGTGCGGCGTGTAGCGCCCGAGATAGTCCCAGAATCCGAAGCCGAAAAAGGGCTTGAAGAGTTCCGTTTTCAGGAATTCGTCGGCCTGCGGCGGCTTGTCCAAGCTGAATTCCATCGTCAAGCCGGGAAAGAGATTCGTCTTGTAGGCGGCGATGACGGCGGTGTTCAGCCATCCGGCGGGATAGCCGATCTCGTTCTCCAGGATGTCCACCAGGATGTCCATCGGATTCGCCACGACGGTGCGCTTGTGGTCCTGCGAAGTCGGATAGCCATCGTCGCCCGTCTGGTAGATGACGTTGTTAAGCTCGACGCCGAGGTCGCGCAGCACGAAATCGTAAATCGTGCCGCGCTCGGCCACCTCCACCTTGTCGATCTTCATCACAGCGACGGTGGCGAAATCGCTCTGCGGAAGTTCCCGGAAGCCGGTCTTGAGCGTGGCCACCGCGCCCTCGAAGATGATGGATTGGAGATCGCGGCTGATTGTTCCGTCCTTGTCCAGCACGCGGACCGTCAGTTCGCTCCGCGAGGCCGAGCCGTTCAGGCAATCGGCGTCCAAGCTTCCCCCGGAAATCTCCTGAATCCAGGGGTGCTGCCCCGGAACGTTCGTGGTCTGCGAGGTGAACACGCGACTATATCCCGCGATCTCCAGCAGGTGGACGCGGCGCTTGTCCTTCAAGGCGTTGAATTTCGCGAAGTTGGCGCTCAGTGGAATCATGTTCTCGTCACCGGGGTCGCGAGGGTGGCCGAAGAGATCAGGCGGATGGTGCCTCGCTGGACGTTCTGGCTGATCTGGCCGACGAACTGGGCCAAGTCGCGCGCGCCCACCACCCCGCCCTGCACCGTGATGTTGATGGTCGTCCCGCCCGCTGCTCCGCCTACCGGCGCGCCGCGCGGAACCATGTAGGTCCGACTCTCGCCGCCGTATCCGCCCATGCCGCCATAAGCGCCCGCGCCTCCGGCATATCCACCTACCGCGCCGCCTCCACCGCCCGCTTTGGCCGCAGTGACGATGTATTGCGCGGCGGCAAGGGCGTGCATCGTGCCGCCCCAGAAATCCCCCGTGGCGTAGGCGGCAATAGATCGCGCTGTCTCCCAGGCAGCTTCTACTATGGCCGCGGCGCGGCGGAAACCAAGTACCTCAAGCAGTGCCGCGCCCTGCATAACGACGGCGTTCGCCTGCTGAACTGTTTCCTGCTCCAGGGCGAGCGCACGCTGCTGCGCGAGAGCTACCGTCAGCTCAGTATAGGCTCTCTCGTTGGCCTCCATCTGGGCACGGGTAGCGTGGTGCTGGACGGCCTCCCGCCGCAAGGCCTGGATCTCGCCTTCCGCCGCAGCCATCTGACGCTCGTACTGTAATTGGATGCGCCGACGCGCTGGCAGTTCGTTCGTCTGCATTTCACTGACTAAGGCCTTGGTGGATATCAAGTGGCGTCCCAGGGCGCTGTTCATCGTGTTCATGTCGAGAACAATGCGCCGCACCGCCGGATCCCAGCCCTTCATGGCCAGGTTGGTGATCTCGACCTGTTCATCCTTCAATCGTGCCAGATGGAAGTCGCCCCAGCGTTTTTCCGTGGCACGCAGCTCGATTTCCTTGTCAATCGTCCGTTTCCAGGCTGCCACGCGCCGGGTGGCGGCTTCCTCGGCTGCTGCCGCGTGGCGGCGTTCGGTGGCCAAAGCTGCCGCCGCATGCCGCTCATGCGCCGCAAATGTCCGCTCCTCGGCCTTGGCTTTCTTATCCTCAGCCTTCTCAGCTTGATCCGCCACTTCGCGCAGCGCTGCCGCATCCTTGTTGCGCTGCGTCCTGAGCGCAATGAGTTGATTCGTCAATCTCTGGGATTCTTCCCGAGCTCGGCGAAGCTGGTTTATGCGATTCTCGTGCATGGGTGCGCCCATGCTCAGCGCGGCCATGTCACCAAGATCAGCATCCTTGGTTTGTTCGAGAGATCGTATAAGCCTCTGCTGCGCCTGAATCGCATCGTTTGTCGCTTTGATCCGCGCGTCACTGACAGCTATGGCCGCCTTGATTTCCATCATCACGTATTCGTGTTCTTTTTTGGCACGCAGTTCACGATCCTTGATCTCACTGTACAAAGCCTTCGCCGTCTCTTCAGCGACCTGCCGGATGTTCTCTCCCGCCTCCTTCGTGAACTTGATGGCCTCGGCCATCGTGTCTTTGTAGATTTTCGTGAACCCGCCCAGCCAGTCGCCAGCCTCTCGGATCTTGCCGATCACCTTGTCCATGTTCTCGACGAAGAGCATGAGAATACCGACACTGAAGGCATATTGGAGCAGCGGCCCGATAAGTTCGCTTCGGGCGAGCATGGCGTTTATGGCTCGCGGCATGTGGATGCCGAACTGCCGCTCCAGGATCATCGCCGAAGCCTGAGCCTGGCGAAGTTGGTTTCCGGTGCGTCCCAAGCCCTGATTAAATAGTTCATTCTCAGCCAAGGCCCGCGCGTGGAGGGTTTCCAGATGCGCTTGAAAAGCCCCGGCAGCCATTTGCGCCTTGCTCATTCCGCCCGCGACTGCGGTCGGGGCCGTGCCTCCAAAAGCCACCGCTATTTCCCTGCCCGCCTGCTCGCCGCCGAGACCCAGTTTCTTGTAGCCCAGAGCGGCTTCCTCCGCCGTCGCGCCCGCTTGCCTGAACGACTCGGCGATGGTCTTGCCCATCTGGACGGCGGTGGCGTTGACGCTCTTCGCCGTCCGCTGCATGGTTCCGTCTATGGACGTCCCCATCTGCGCCATCTGACTTTCGGCCTGCGCCGTGTCGGCAGTGGCTTCAAAAGCAACGGAGATCGCATTTTCTGCCATTGTTCTACTCGTCGCCTCTTGCTTGCTTTTCCATCTGCTCGTTCTCCCAGTCTCTCAGCCGGATCGCGGCTGCCGCGTCGATCTGCCAAGCCAGTGCGCCGCGCTCCAGGATCTCGCTCGGGAGCTTCCCGAATATCTGCCCGACCTGCGCCAGCAGAATCAGGTCAGGGCTCGACAGGAACTCCCGCAACTTCTCGCCGAACGGACCTCCCGTCGCGGTCTATGACGCCCGCCAGGTAGTTGACGATGAACTCCGCATCGCGCTCATCGAGGTCTATCGGGTCAAGCTCGCCCGCCTCCTTGTTCGCCGGACGCCGGATCTTCGGCTGCAGGACGCAGTCCTCGATCATCTTGCGGCGATGCTCGTGGAACGCCGTCATTTCTTCCGGCGTGCGCGGCACCGGGGCGGGAGAAGCCGTGTCCAGCGGATTCCAGTTAACGGCACGCTCGATCAGTTGCGCGGGCAAGGACCCGGTGTTCTCTCCGTACCAGAACAGGTTCGGCCTGCGAATGAGGAACACCGCGCCCGAAGGCAGCTTGACCTCGTACTGCTCCGCTTGCTTGCGCATGTATTCCTCGGCGCTCACCGCGCCGTTCCCGGCGGCTTTCTCGACAATCTCTTCCATGTCTCCCTCCTGAAAAAGCGAAAGGCGGGGATGGTTTCCCCGCCTCTCATCGAATAGGGTGGCAGGAGCACGAGGATCGCTCGCTCGCCCTGCCGTGACCATGCGTGATTTCTTTTTGCTCGTTCCGAAACGCTACTTCGGGTCTTGCTCTCTCGCCTCGTGCCGCGCAAAGCCGATTTTCAACTCCTCCAATTCTCCGTTCCTCAGCTCATGCGCGCGCGTGTGCTGTCTTATCCACTCCTTGATCGCGTTGATGTCGGCCCCGATGCGCGTCCAACTGACGCCGAAGCCGAAAATCATGACGCACAGAATGATGACGTTCCCGACCGTTATTTCGCCGGAGAGATGCATCACCGCCCCGCTACTTATGCCGCCGCGCGTTGATCGTGCCGTAAGCCTTCAAGGTGCTCGCCGTGAAGGTCGCTTTCGCCACCAAATAGACCGTGGTGGTCGTGGTGAGATTGAGCCGCACGACCGGCGTAGGCAGCGCCGATTCGGGCGCGGCACCGGGCACTTGGGCCGCCATCGTCAGGCTGGAGAAAGTGTCCTGCGCCCCGAGGGTCGCCGAAGTCGTGCTGATTCCCTGCGTCTGGTTCGTGATGCTGGTCGTGCCTGTCGGCGTGTAATCGACCACGCCCCAAACGTCCCAGTCGCCGGCTCCCAAACTGATGCTGGTCACGTTCGCAACCGTCGCCGTGGTCAAGGACACCGATGAGCCCGTCGCCACCGTGTTCGTCACGAACTCCGGGTTCTGGGGAATCGCTCCAGGCAAAGCGAGCGAGGCCGGGAAGATCGCCGTGATCTTGCTATCGGCCCCGGTGGTGACCAAAGCCACCACGACGTTGCCCGCAGCCGCAGCCGTGCCGTAGGCGTTGCTCTTCGCCAGCGCCGTGCCCGAGCCCGGCCAATAGATGTACGCGCAGGCGTCCGTCCCGGCGATGATGCTCGCCGTCGAGCAGTCCGTCTTGGACGCGCCCAGGGTCGTGAGCGTTCCTGCCACAATAGAGTTGGCGTGCCCGGCATCATAGATGCTGCCCGCTGTGTACGTCAATGTCGCCGTGCCGACGCCCGTCATGCGCGGTGCGGCCAGGCCGCCCAGGTAGGCTTTGTAGCTCACCTGCGCGAACAGCGAGGCCGCAAACAGCAGCGCCGTCGCCAGAAATCCGAGTTTCTTCAGCATGTTTTTCCTCCGTCTACGATACTGGAAATCAAGTCAAGCGCCATATCAATTTGACCGGCAACTATAGCTGGCGGTAGCTTGAGCCAACCTGATCGCCGACCGCTCTGGTCGTGACCGCCAAGCCGTCGAACCGACCCTTCACGATGACTTCTTTCGTGCGCGTGTACTGCCGTTCCAGCAGCGACACGCCCTTCGTGCTGTAGAGCACCGCGACTTCGTACTTCCCCGGAGCGGAATAGCCCCGGATGGGAGAGATGACGGCGACGGAATGGCTCGGATAGGCGACAAGGCCGCCGAACGTCATCTTCTCGTACTGCTGCGCGCCAGCCGGAAGGCCCGGATCGGTCCCCGTCGAGTACGTCGCGTGCCCCAAGAACTTTATCAGCTTCGAGAACGCCGAGGACTTGAGGCTGAATTCGATGTAGGCGGTCTCCGCCGTCATCACCTTGTCGATGGGTGCCGTCACCTGGTCGGCCAGGATCAGTTCTTCTTTGGCCGAAGCGTGGAACGTTGCATGACCGTCGCCCGGCCCCATGCCGAACGGCGAGCCGCCTTGCGGGATGCCGTCCGCGTCCACAAGCAGTAGGCTGCCTTCCGCCGGAACCGCCACATCCACCCACAGGAATCCCGGCCCTACGTGGATTTCGTTTGCAGTTATCAGATAAGGCATGGTCACCTACCCTTCGATCACCGCGAAGCCGAGTTCGACCAATCCGCGCAGATTCTCGTCCACGGGTTTTTGCTCGGCGTCGAGTTCCGCTTCGATCAGCTCGCCGTCGCGATATTCGACCCGCGCGCCGTCAACGGGGGAGTTGATCCAGCGGCTTCCTGGCACGAGCTTGAGCCTCACTTTGCCCGTCACGGTTTCGCCCATCGTCGCTTTTCTCCTCGCCGCCATCCCTATGCCGCGCTTATTGCCCTATCGGGCAAGATCACCAAGCTGAACGTGTCCCCCGTGACTCCGCCCGAGATGCTGACCAGGGCCGTGCAATCGCTGAAAGTCAGCGTCACATCGTTTCCCGCCGTCAGATAGTTGTTCGTGGTCATATTCACCGTGAACGTCACGCTGGTCGCGACGCCCGACTTCGTGCAGGTCATGGTGAGCGTGGTGCTCGTGAGTCCTTCGGTTTTCGTGTTCAGGACGGCGATCTTGCCTCTGCCGTACAGCGTCAGATCGAGCGCCGCAACGTGCGTGAACGTCGCGCTGGTCGCCCCGGTCACGGCGAGCGTCGCCAGCGTGAAGGGCGTCGGCACGAAGACGTTCCCTGGCGAGAGATCGCCGAAATACCGATTGAACAGCCCGTGTGCCCTCACGGTCGGAGCAGAGGCGTTCAGAACGCGCAGCATCGCGTCCAGCCCCGAAAGGTCGCCCGACGCCAGAGAATTGTATCGCAGCGCGTGAGTGTCGAGCGCCTGCCTCAGCGCGGCCCAGAAATTGTAGCCGAGGCTTCCCAGCGCGGGCTGAGCGTCGTTGAGCGCGACCACGGGCGGGATGAAATCCTCCTGCTGATGAGCGTCCGTGAATCCGCCGACCAGAGTTTGAAGCGCCGCGAGCACGTCGGTGTCCGCCACGGCGATGCCGGCATTCGGGCTGGTCGCGGTGTACACGCCCCCGGTGGCTACCGCCGAAGCCAGCGGGGTGCCCCCCGCCTCGGCTGCCCAGCGCGCCATGCGGTCCAAAATCGTGCTGAGGTTCGCATTCGATATTTGCGCCATCAGAACCTCACTTTGCCCTCGCCAATGGATTCCCCTCTTCGATCTCGACCGTCACGACCAGCGTCACCAGCATCGCCAGAAGCGAGGAACGCGCCCGCCGCAGCTCGCCGTAATCTATCGAGGCAACGAACAGCCGCGTCACGTTCGTGACTGACGCGTCCATCTGCACGGTCGCGGCTGGAGATGCGAATCCACTTATCGGCGGCAACTGCAAGGGTGTGTAGAAATCCGCCAGCTCGATGCTGTTCAGGATCCTGTCCAAAGCCAGCGCGTAATCCTCGGCAAGCTCGGCCAGCAGATTCGGGTCGGAGTGCGTGACGCCCGCCGCGACGAACAGCGCGACGGTCTGCTTGCGCGTCAGCTCTGAACCGGCATCGAACACGTCCGAGGCCGGCGCTATCAGCACGCAGGGCCACTGGCGAATCGGGGCAAGCGCGATCTGGAATTCCTGGAACTGATACTGCGATGCCGCAAGCCCGACCGAAGCGAGTGCCGCTCCCTGGTCGCGGTAGATTATCGCCGCCAGCTGGCGAATCAGCGGCTTGACGAGCTGCGCGCTGTAATACGGTGTCCAACCCATTCACTAGATATTCCCCATCGCGATCTCGCCGATGTCCAACGCCGTGGCACCCGCAGCCGGCATCTCACGCTCCTCGGCTCCCATCCGGGCAAACCCCGCGCGCCTGGCCGCCTCGCGCAATTCGTGACGCACGATGCCGATCATCTTGTCGTTCCACGGGCTGTATTCTTTGCCCAGTTCGGCGACTTTGAGCCAGTACAGGTCAAGGATCGGACGCTGCGGCATCCCCCGGCCCTTTTCCATCGGCTCCCAATGTTCCATCCATCCGATAAGCGGTTCTCCCTTGCGAGCTTTGAGGCGCTCCACGCGCTCATAGCTGCGCGGCGTCGCGTCTCCAAGCTTGATTCCCGTTCCAGTCTGATGAAAGAGCGCATAGGGCGACTCGCTTCCCCACTTCATGCGCTTGGGCTCGACCTCCTCGACATGGTCGGGACCCCCGATGAATGACAGTTGCAGCATTCCCGTCTGCTGGAGTATGGGCTTGCCGGGATAGAGTCTCCGCTTCAGGGTTGTCGGGGCCAGTTCGGCCCACTGCCTGCGGCCCTCGCCGCCCTGACTGCGGAATTGTCTGACGACGAACGGCATGAGAACTTCCGAAATCAGCCGCCGCCAGATCCTCGTCCAGTCGGTCATCTGCTCCTTGAATTTCTCGTGCCAGATCACATGGCTGCCTTTCTTGCCTTTGTAGTCCCAGTCGATCTTGAAATTCAGAACAGCCATCTCAGTACTTGTTCGCCTTCCCGAAGGCCACGTTCAAGCCCAGGCTCGAAGGCGTTGCGCCGACGAGCGTGTCGCCTCCCGCGTATCCTTGGAGCCGCGACGCGTTGCTGAACAGCGCATCGTAGAAGCCGCGCGCGATCTCCGTCAAGAGCTGCTGGTATTCGCGCATGGCCCGCGACGCCTCGCTCACCTCGCCAGCCTGAAGCGTCATGCTCGATTGCAGCGCATTGAGCACGTCGGCCAGCGCGCCCTTGATGTTCGCCTCGCGCAGCCAAGCCGTGGCTGCGGCCACCTGGTCGGCGGTCAACCCCATGCTGTTGAGCTTCGAGCCGTTCCAGCCGGGGTCGATGCCGCGATTCAGTAGCCGCGCGTAGATTTCTCCGGCGCGATTGTCGATCCACTGACCGATCTGCGCCGTGCTGGGATTGTTTGGCAAGTCCACCGTGAAGCGGGGAACCCGCGCCGTGACATCGGCGAGCACGCAGAAACCCATCGTGAGCTCCGTTTAATCGCCGTAGGTTATGCCGATGCGAAACGCCGTCGGACCATTGACATCTACATGGATGTTCAAGACGACGTTGCCGGCAGCATCGACGCTCGGCGCGGCGCTCTCGTACCATCCACCCGTGGCTGCCGCGACGTACTTCGGAACGTCCACGAGCTTCGCCGATGCTCCCAGCAGCGGCGTGCCCGAACTCGTTCCGTCGCTGGTCAGGCTCACGGCATTGTCGGCAGCAGCCGTCAATCCGGTCATCGTCAGGATGGCCGACGCCAGCGGCACGCCGTCCTGACTCCGGCCCAGCTTGTAGTACGTCGCCGTGATCGCTATCGCCATCGCTCATGCCCTCCTGGGAGTCCAACTATCCGATCGAGATATGCCGCGCGATCGCGCGCATCCGTTCCTCTTGCGCGGCTTGCCGTTCGGCCAATTGCCGTATGGCCTCGTGCGGGTCGTCCGGGCCTTCCAAATTCCCGCGCGCCATGGCCAATTGTTCCTGACTGATGACGTCGATCAGGCCGCTCGGTACCGACGGCGCTCCTGGGTCGATAGGCTCGATTTGTCCGTGGCGAAACTCCATGACCTGCTTCTCGGTCAGCCAGACCTCGCCGCTTAGGTCTATCGGAATAAGCCCGCCATGTCCGCCGGAGGGAACCATGCCGTTGATGCAGCCGGGGATCATCGCAACCGTGGTCGTAACCGCCTTGCCGTCAACAATCGTCTCGCGCGGCCAGTAGCAGATCTCCTCGTCGATTCCCCCGGCCAGCACCTGGCGGTTTCCGGAAACGTCCGTGCCCAACTTGCCTGGCGTACCGCGCACTACTAGATGTATCGGTTTCAGAACGCGATAACGGAAGCGTTTGGGCTCCGTCACGACTGCCGGAGCCTTGCTGCCTGTAGCCGAGGGTGCCGCAAGGTTTTCTTCGATTGAATCGATTGCTTTGCGCATCATGCGCGCTCCTTTCGATGTCTACGGTCTAACAGCAACGCGCTACGCGATGCAGTTCAGCCACAAATAGCCAGCCTGAGCCCGCACGAGCCGCACGTCCCAAAACGACCGGCACTCGATGAATTCGCCTTCGCGAATCTCCCAGCGATATCGGTACACCGCCGGGCCGCCTCCTGGAACCGTGTCCGAGAACCAATAGGAGTAGCCCAGGGCGGGCGTCCGCACCGCCGGGGTGTCCGGCACAAAGGCGAGCAGAGCGACCTTCGACCAGACGAAGTCGAGCGGCGAAGTGGCCGCGTTCACGCTCCCGAATTTTCCGCTGGCGTATCCCGCAGAAGCGTCGTACAGCGCATTCAGGATCACCACCTCGCCCACGTCGAACAGTCCGGCGAGGATGTCCGGCGTGATGACGCCGCGTTGGGTGTACTTGATACGGTCGAGGATCTTCGGGTGATTCTTCAGCGCGATGAACGTGTCGTAGCCGAGGCCGAGCTTGCTGGCCTCGCGCGTCGCCCCCTTCAAGATCGTCGGCTTCTGGGCCTCGATGGCCGCTATCGGATCCGAGTTCACGTAGTCCGACCACTGGTTCGGCCCCGAAAGGGTCGCGCTGGTCACGCCAGACGTGATCAGATTGAACGCGGCGAATTCCAGGTCGAGCCAGATGATCTCGGTGACCTCGTTCGTCGTCGTGACGTCGACCTCGAAGCCCGGCAGATTCGATGCCTTGCGCTCCGTGTCCGACACCAGCTTCTTGATGTAGTGCGGCGCGCACAGGTAGGCGTCCAAGATGATGTTCGAGCGAATCATCTCCCGCGCCTCGCCGCCGGGAAAGTACGCCGTGTTGTAGCGGTGAAACCGCTCGAAGCCCGCCTTCGGAATCCGTCCGCTGATCGTCGGCACGGGCACGCGCGGCAAGAACTTCTGCGCGGCCAGGCCCGGCTGCGTGAACTCCACGGACACGTTGCTCAGAATTTGATCTGGATAGATCGCTGGCGTTGCTCCCACGATACACCTCCACTACTGAATAAGCCCTGTTTGTTGCTCAGGGTACTGTTTCTTACCCTCTTTCATTCTTCACTCACTCAGCCGCCGTCTAGTAGTGCGACGGCGCGAAGTCGAGCAGCACTTCCGTGAAGCCGTTCGCGACGCCCGGCGTCTGCGCGATGCCCACGGGGTAGATCGCGTCGCCTGGATTCAGCGGGATCGACGCCGCCAGGTTCGCCAAGCTGTCCACGCGTCCGTAGGCGTCGGCGATGAGCACGACGACGCCCGCCGCGAACGTTCCCGCCGCGATGCACAAGGCCACGTCGCCCGTCACGGCCCCGAGTATCGGCTTGCCAACGCCTTCGCCCGCATACGCGCCAGCCCAGGCCACGCCGTTCACCGTCGTCGGGTCGTCGCCCGTGGCGTAGCCCGCATACACGATGGGCGGCTCGAAGAAGTTCAGCAGCGTGACGCACTTGACCGGTCCGGCATTCGCCCCCGTCGGCAGCTTGACGTATTGTTCACTGAACGTGGAGGCGTGCGTGGTGCCGAACACCAGCGCCGTGTGCGCCACGATGCGCACGCTCGCGTCGCTCAGAAACGGAACCCCAGAAGGTGATGTGGCCATTGCTTTTTCTCCTCTTCGTCATTTCGCCGCCGTCGCTCTGCCGAAGGCGGCGGTCGTCACTGCACGAATGTCACCGGGTGCTTCGCGGCACCGACGCCTGCGGCTTTCTGCTCGACATCGACCCGTTTCGCCAGCTCGGGCTCCGCCGCGCGCACGCTGATCATCGCCTCGCCCAGATTCAGAACCCGGCCGTTCTTCTTGCTGTCCTCGATGAGCTTGTGCGCCTTGGTCTTCAGCTCTTCCGTCGCGGTCAACACGAAACCGTCCGCACCGGGAACGACGCCGACCGATTCCAGGTCGATGCGCGGCAAGGTCGCCGAGAGCCAAGCCGCGAACTCCTGCGGGCGCTCCAGGGCCTCGCGGAGATAGAAGGCGGCCTCGCGCGGCAGGATCTTGCCCTGACTGATCCCGTTCTCGATCCGTCTGCGTGCCTGCGTGATGCGCATGTAGTCTGCCATCGAGAGCTTGTTCTGCCCGGCGAGTTCCGTCATGCGCGCCTCGAACGCGTCCGGTGTGCGAAGCGCGCCCTGGTTCGTCACGCTCTCCTTCAGCAGCAGCGTGTTCGTCGCGGCTATGCGCGCCGCGTCGTCCGCTTTGCGCCCTGCGTCGATGAACCGGCGCACGTCAGCCAGCTTCACGCCCCGCGCGTCGAGCTTGGCGGAGAGCTTCGGCGGCAGTTCCTTGTCGTCGTCCGGCTCGCCATCGTCCGGCTCGCCATCGCCGCCGGCGCGTTTCCAAGGAGGGAACTTTCCCAGGCATTCTTTCAGCTTCTTGGCGAACACGCCGTCTCCAGCATCGCCTTCGCCCTCCAGCCGGCGCATCACCTCGTCCAGCACGTCTTCGGCATCGAGCCGTTTCAAGCCCTCGGCATCGAGACGCTTGAGCGCCTCGGCATCCAGTCCGGCGTCTTCCAGGGCGTCCAGCATGTCATCGGCCTCCAGCTCGCCCAAGGCCTCGCCGTCCTCGCCGTGGACGCGGAACTTCTTCAGCGCCTCGCCGTCCTCGCCCTCCATGCGCCGCAACTCAAGCTTCTTCATCACATCTGCGGCGCTCTCTTGCGCGCGCACCAGTTTTGTTTTCTTCGACATGTCTTCCTCCAAGATGAGCGAATCGCGGCTTTCCGTGAGCCGCAGGGAGACCAGGGCTCCCGCCGGCTGCGGCGGGAACCCCAGGCTCGCGTTGTAGTCCGTGTCAGACACTTCGATTTCCGGCAGTTCCCTGAGGAATGGACGGTTCGTCAGCGCGCCAGCCTTCAGGCGCGTGCCCCGCTTCTCCCCGGTCTCGTCCGTGCTGTCGAATTCCAGCTCCGGCGAGAAATGCGTGTACTCCTTCGCTTTGACGAAGGCCAGCGCGCGCGGCGTCGGCTCCCAGAAGGCCCACAGCGCCTGGCGACCGTCTTTGAACGGCTTGATCTCGGCCCCTTCGGCCAGAATCTTGCCGCTTTTGATGTCGTTTCCCGGCGGCGCATCCTCCTTCGCCGACCAGTGGCCGTAATCCGTCGGGACTTGGCCGTCCTTCTTCAGATTGCGAAGCGTCTGTTCTAAGTCGTCTGCGCTGATCGTGAATTCACGGCCATCCTTCGAGAACGTCTTTCCGGTCGGCGTGGTGTAGGCGATCATGATCTTGATCTTGCCGTCGCGGACTTCGGAGAATTCCAGCGGCTCCCGCATGTACTTTTTCTCGAACCCGCTCGTGTCGATTTTGTATTGCTTGGCCTTGCGCAGGATCTTGCGCTTCACCGCCTGCTTCGCGCCCGACGGCAGGTCTGCTTGATTGTAGCGCGCCAGGGCGTTCCTCGTGCGCGATTCCGTGTCGATAGGCAGCTTCCATTCGCTCGGCCCGCTTCCCGGCGGCGCGTAGGCAAAATCCGAGCGGTGCACGCGCTTCCCGCCGACCGTGGCGTAGTCCTTGTCGTCGCTCGCCTCGATCAGCTCTTCATCGTAGCCCTCGTCTGCCAGCCGCGCGACGAGCGTGTCCAGCGTGGCCGTGTCGTCCAGCTCCACGGATTCGTCGGCGTCGAATCGGTCGTCCTCGCGCCCCTTGATCGTGATCGTGCGGAAGCTGTTCCTCTTGAATTCGCTCGGCTCGGACTGCCGCGCGCGGTAGCTGTCTCCCGTGGCGTCAAGTGCTGAAGCCTTCTTGTGCTTCTTCAGCCAAGCCTTGACTTCGTCGGGAGTCCACGCAGACTTCGGCGCGAAGATGTAGGACTGAATCTCGGTTGCGTCTTTGCCCGGACGCTTGCCGATGACCGCAGAAATCTTCTTCTGCCCGCCCGCAGCTTCAAGTGCGTTCGTCGCCATGCTGGTTGCAAGGATTATTCAATCCCGTGGCGGATGTCAAAAGTAAAATCACCTAATTTCGCCGGAGCGGGAAAAGCTGGAATGGCGGTCGAGCTTGGCGAGCCGCTGCCAGTTGGAGGGAACCTCGGAGTCGATGATTTCTTTCGTGGCGAACTGGCCGCACTTCGGACATTCGCGCAGGCGCGCTTGCATGGCGCGCCCGTTGCGCGAATCAATGACGTGCGCCCTGCGAAGATGGCAGTAAGGACAAAGCATTTTACAGCTCGACAACGCTTAGATCCGCGTCAGCCTCATATCGTTCGCCCCCGGAGGCCACAACCCTGACCGTGACTCTGTGCCGCGCGCCGTTCGTGCCGTTTTGAACTCGGAAACAGACCTTCGTTCCGACGACCGTTGGCGCAGGAATGCTCGCGATGACCACGCTGGTTGAATCCTGCTGCGTGGCCAAATCCTTGGCCGTTACGCCTCCGCCAGTCAATGAAATCGTCTCTCCGGCCTTTACGAGATTGACGAAGTCGATTGAAGCGTCGAGCTGCTCGAACGGCTGCTTCACGATTACGCCCACTACGTCCATGTCACACCTTGAAGTCGCGTGCGATTCGGCCTTTCTGAAAGTCTCTCTCGCATCGTGATCTGCTGAAATCGCGGAGGCGCTGCGGAGCGGCGAAGGCGTGCTCCGGCAAGACGTGAAACGACGGTGGCGCGCCTTCTATCGCCCCGGTTGCCGTTAGAAGGCCCTCTCCCCCGAGCGCAATCTTGCCTGCCCAATCCAGCCGGGCCGCGACGACAACCGTTCCTTCGCCGCTCAGAGCAGTAGCGCCCTGATGAAGGTAAGTGCCGACGGCGACAAGGGTTCCGTTTCCGCTCAGCGCGCTGGCGCCGGCATGGAGATAGCTTCCGACGGCGGCCAGCGTTCCTTGGCCGCCCAAGGCGGCTGCGCCGAAAACTTCTGGGCCAACTGAGCCCCTCGCGGCTAGGACACCTTCGCCGGTGAAAGCAGCCTTGCCCGCCCAAGCCACTCGCGGCGCGGCGAGAATGGTTCCTTGACCATTCAGCGCCGACTGCGCGGCGTAGACATGCGCGCCGGTGGCAACGACTATGCCCTCACCGCTTAGAATAGCAGTGCCTTGGTGAAGATAAGTGCCGAGGGCAATCAGCGTTCCATTTCCGGTCAGCGACGTGGCAGCAGCGTGGAAATAACTCGCAACGGCTGTCAGTGTTCCCTGTCCGCTTAAGGTCGCTGCCCCCCCGCAGGTGACTGCGCCGACCGCTGCTACGATTCCCTCGCCGCTCAGAATGGCGGCACCATGCTGAAGGTAGGTGCCAGCGGCAGTAAGCGTCCCTTCGCCACTCAGCGCTGATCGTGCCGAATAAAGGCGTGCTCCGGCAGCGGCAACTATGCCCTCGCCATTGAGTGCGGCGGCGCCCTGGTGAATATAGGAGCCGACAGCAGCAAGTGTTCCCTGTCCGCCGAGGGCCGCAGCGCCAGAGACTTCCCCGCCAGCCGTGGTCCCCCAAGAAGGCCATACTATTCCATCACTACCAGATCCAACTATCAGTCCAGTGACAACGTGGAGTTTCCGGCTGACTTGGGGCTTCTGCCATAGGGTTGTCCCCCCGATTAAAACGCCAGCACTTCCAGGGGCTTCTACAACCGTGCCAGTTGCTGTGATGGTTCCTTCCCCGGTCAAAGCGGCGGCACCGCTCCGATCACAAGCGCCAGCAGCCGCTACAGTGCCGCTGCCGCTGAGAGCCAATGCCCCGGCGAGGATGCAACTGCCAACAGCCGCAAGAACGCCGGAACCGAGGAGGGCTGAAACTCCTTTCCAAATCGCGGCCCCAATCGCCGCCAGGGTGCCCACGCCGCTCAAGGCGGCAGCGCCAGAAACTACCGGCGGGGCAGGCTTGAGCGCAATGGTGCCTAAAATCTTGGTCTGGGTGGTGTTGGAGGCGTAGGTCAGCGTCGTGGCTCCCGTGGCTCCGGCAGCCGCCTTTCCGCCGTAGGCGACATAGATGCCACCACCGCCTCCCTGGGTGGTGCCGCCATCGGCTCCCTCCGTGATAGACGGGTTCGCCAGATTCGCGTTCGTCCAACCAGAAGCGCGGGCGCTGGCGTTGTCTCGGGAGTCACAGCCGAAAACCACAATCAGGCAGTCGGCAACGGTGGTCGTCACATCGTTCGCGGAGAGTGCCGTCACGGTGTTATCGACCTGATTCGTGCCCGAGTTTGTGGCATCCCAGGGATCGCCGTTGGTGATGCATTGGTAGAAAGCCAGGATAATCGCCCATTTGTGGTCGGAGCCGCCCGTAACGGTCGGCGCGGTTTCTGAAGCCGCGGCGCGTTTCCAGAAAACGTTGAGCGAGGTCGGCGCGGTGCTCCCCAGACTGATCGGGAAGCCAGAAACCGCCGCGTAGCCCGAGGGCGCATCGACGGCGGCGTTTGATTCGACAAACAGCAGGAAGATGTCGTCCGCCTGATAGCCTGAAGGCAATCCTGGCGTGACATCGCCCGTGCCGCCCGCGCCCGTCCCTGCCCCTCTGAATAGTGGTATCGCCATCGCGTCAGCCTGTCATCCCGAAGGTCAGCGAACTCAGGTGCCCAACTTGAAAATCCTGTTGGCACCAGTGTTCCACTTTGAAGGTTGGCAGAGCCATCGGATCCTACGCAAGGCTGATGTCGAGGTCCCCCACGTTGAACTTGAACGTATCGCCGGAGTTCACGGTCTTCGGGGTGGTTAAGGCCCCGTAAAACAGGCAATTCCCTGCCCCCGAAGCGGTGTCCACAATCATCACGTCGGTGATGGTTCCCCAATTGGCCGTGGCCTGCGGGAAGGTGATCGCGTTCACGTTGTCGATCAACCCGGCTGCGCCCGGCGCAGTCCAGTTGGCATCGGATTGCGCGACTTGCTGCCGAGCGTAACTGCCGCCGGAGACTTCACCCGGCGTGCTGCCCGTCGCGGTGTCATCGAGCGTGGCTGTCCACAGGCCGATGTAAATGGCCGAGGGTTTCCACGCCGTCTGGCTCCGAAAGAGGAGGTTCAAGAGCTGAGCCTCAAGGTAATCGCTTAGATTGTTCGCCATGATCTTCTCCTATGGTGCTGTCACTAAGGTCACCAGCGTATCGTCACACCCGGTTGCGGTGCAACGCAGAGTAATTACGTTTCCGTTCAGATCGCCCGCGCCGAAATCTACTCGGTAGATTCCGTTTGCAACTTCCGCCACGTTTGCCAGAGTGCCCGCGGCGAAGGCTCCACCGTCAATCGAACGCGCGCAGGTTACGGTCTTGCCGGTTACTGGCTGGTGGTTGGTAGAATCCGTCATCAGGAACTCAAAATTGGCTAGGGCCTGGTTCTTTTTAATGTTCGAGGCGATCGGTACATCATCCAACTGGATTTCGAGGGGCAGCATAGCGATTCCAGCGCCTTTGATGTGAAAGTTGACCCAACCTGCGCCTGGAGCCAACGCTGCATTTGGTAATCCAAGCTCATAGAACCCCGGTTGATTAGTGCCATCCTTTTCAACAAATCCACCAGAAGTCCACGTCCCGCGTGTGGCAGCGACCAGGGAGACGGCCGTGCCCCCGACATCCCCGTCATCTTCTCGGCAGTAGTAGCAAGTCACGCTGGTGTTGGTCAATCCAGTCTTGCCTGCGCCGGTGGTTGAGGTAGAGTCTTGGATGAACACCATCACGCGCTTCGACGTTGTGCCTTTTTTGATAGCTAGCTTCACGTCAGCCTCTCATCCCTCCGCTCATGCCGGGATGCACCAGCAAACCGCCACCGCCGCCCGCGCCATCGTCAACTGAACTGACGAAGAGGCCCATCCAAGGTCGCCGTGTGGTCAGACTATTGTTCCAAGCCCCGCCATCGACCCGGTAGGCGTAGTGGAATTCCACGCCTCCAGCGCAAGCCATAAAGTGATTGGCGTCGGCCACCTCGAATGATCGTTGGTAAACATCCGCTACCGCTTGAGTGGGTTTTACGGCAAGATAATATTCGGTATCCTTAGCGAGGGAAATCTCAGAAGCAAACGGAACGAGGTTCATTCGTTGGTTGAGTGTATAGGCGGCATTGGCATCTATAGAGACTGTTCCACCCTCCATTGGCGTCGTCCCCTCGTAGAGGACAATATCGTAATTAGCGGTGTTGACGTTTGTTCCGTTGTGAACCCAACAAGCATCAACTTTGACAGGAAACGGGAACTTGAAATGCAGGGCAACCTCGTCTGGATCACTGGTTGACCTGAAGCTGTAGGTGATGAGGTTGGATGCTGGCAAGGCGCCATACAGAGTCCCGAACGTCCCGTCGGCAAACTCTAGGATGCAGTTCACCTGGACACTCTGTGCTGCCCAACCAGTCGTGTAGAGGGCGCTGGCACATTGGTGCAGCTCCATATAATTATTGAGATTAAGGCCGGAGATTACTACGGAATCCGAACCTAAGCGCCCGCCAGCGTCATATTCAATTACCAGCGACAGGAGTTCACCAAATGCCACAGTGCGGCTGGCGCTCAAAGGGTTTGTTCGATACCAGACGTTTGAGGTGAATCCAGCATCGCTATTGGCAATCGCCACAGTCTGATCCTGCGTGCCGTCAGGTTGGATGGGTGGCCCGGCGGCCAGGTTTACGTGCTGCAAGGAAACCGTCAGGCCACTACCTCCAGCTTTTGTCACCGCCCCAAAGCGAAAGCCGACGCGCGTGATGGTCTTGCTGGCCCGGTCTTTGTTCCAAACTCTCCCGGAGAAGGCGACTTTTTCCCCTGTGGCATCAATGACGAGGAGGTTGGAAAATGACGGATCGCCAGCATTGGGCAATGGCCCCGGGATCATCAATCCTGAACCGGCAAGTCGTTGCCAAGCCATTAGGCAATCACCTGATTCAGCAAGCTCGCCAAGGTCGCTCCCTGGCTCAACCGATAGCGCGCCCAGGCCAAAACCAAGGCGGCTTTCGGGCCGTAATCGAAGCTCTCGAATGCTTGCCGGAGTTCATCGAGCGAGATGTTCACCGTGCGCTCCACGCCATCTTCGTCAATGGTGAGCCGATAGTGCTGGCACGGCGCGGGATTAATGCGCACCGCATTCGTGATCGACAGGCTCATGCTAAATCGCCTCCATCCTCAGCGCCTCTCCAGCGCTTAGCTGATTCCCTGAATCTGCGCCACCGTCAACGCCGGACTCGCATCCGCCGCCGATTTGCGGACCCGCAGCCAGCGGAACGGGGTGGTGATCGACACGTAGCCGTCCGCCGAGATGTCCGAGCCGACCTTCAGCGTCCCGTCCCCGGCGATAGGCGTGACCGCCGCAGGTTTCGCGTAGGTGTTCGAGACGTAAATCTGCGCCTTGTCGTTACCCGCAAATCCGAAAATGGCTATCGTGTACGGCACCAGAAGATTGTCAACCTGAATCCACGTCCCCTCGCTTACTCCGCTGCTCGACAGAATCTCTTGGTTCATCCTGCACCCCCGCTATTTGCCCGGAAAATACTTCAAGCGATCAACGATGTTTCGATGATTGCGCAGCATCCAGAAAGGCTTACGCCAGAAGAGAGGACCCCAATCCCTTGTAAACCTTTTCACGGCGACGCGCTTGGCTTTATTCATGCTTTACTCCACTGATACGTTGACTCGTCCTGAAAAATCTCGATTAGCTCGCCCCGGCACATCCGGCCCCCTTCGCAATCTTTCCCCGGCCACCAGTCGATCTCGTCCAGGCTGTAATAGGCGTCGCCCTTGCCTTCAAGACAGGGATCGCAGGTGCGGTCGTCGTCGAATTCGTGCCGATACCACATGCGGATTTCCGGCGCGAGCGTCGCGTAGGCATCGAAGCGTCCCGCCTGGATGGCATTGCGCGAGGCGCGCAGCGCCGCGTTGTCCAAAGCGCCGTCCGAGGCTCCGGCAACATTCTCGACGACGAAGTCGGCGAGCGGTTTGCCCGTGAGCCCGCGCTCCAGCCCCGTCACGGTGAAGCTGTTGGCCAAGCCGATCAGCCAGCCCTGACTCTGAGCCACGGCGAGCGTGGCAAGCTCTTCGGGGGTTCTGGTGACGGCTTTCTTTTTCTCTTTCGCCTCTTCTTCCAACTTCAGGCCGCGAAGATTCAGCACTTCCGCATTGCGTCTCCGGCCCGTGGCCCGCCAGCGTTCGCTGAAGACCCGCTCCCGGCCGTAATCGGCGTTCCGTTCGAGCAGCGCCGCTATCTTCCCAGCGGCGTCCCTGTCATGTTCCAGCGCCAGGCCGTGCCGACGGTCGGAGCGGTCTATCGGCAGCAGCATCCGGTGCAGCTCGTCAAGCCACGCAGATTTTCTGGAGCGTAGAGTCTCGGCCACGCGCCGTGCCGTGCTCTCAGCTTTGCTGGACTGCGCTCGCAGATTGATCTTGTTTTCACCCACGCGCGAGTAGGGCGGGAACTTCGCTGCTTCCGTGAGGCGCATCGTCAGTGCCGGCTCTTGCTTCGGCATGCCCCCAGTAGCCTGCTTCGGTATCTCGCCGCCGCCAGCAGATTCGTCCGGTATCGTATCTTCCGGTGCATTCTCCGCCTCTCGCACCGTCTGCGCGATGGCCCGGAAACGCGGACGCGCCTTCTCCTTCGCCGGCAGCCCGGCCAACTCCAGCAGCTTATTCTCCAGCGCGTCGCTGGGCTGGATGGCATCCGTGTTGTCCTGCATCAGCCAGCGTATGGACTCGAACAGCTTGATGGGATTCAGCACGGCGATCTTCGCCGGTTTCAGCAGCGGATACGGCATCCGGTCAATGCGCAGCGCGTGCGGCAGTTCATAGTTGTAGTCCACCAGGCGGCGCACGACGGAGAGGTTGATCTCTTCGGCGATCATCTCGGCCACGGAGTTCTCCGCCAAATTGAAGAAGTCCGAAAGCGTCTCGCCCGTCGCGTAGCTCCCCGTCACCTTCTCAGCCAGATGCAGGAAGCCGGCCAGCACGTTCATGTAGATTTGCGCGGCGTGGTACCGCATCGACTCCACCACGTCGTGCGTCTGCCCCTCGACGCCCTTCAGGCCGAACTTGAAGCCGGGCGGGCAGACGACGCCCATCGCCTCGTGCGCCGCCAGCTCCGTCACGTATTTCCTGGCCGCCTCGATGTCTTTCGGGCTCGCCCCTTCCGGCACCTCGAAGTAAGGCACGCCGACTGCGTTGTGCTCTGCGGCGATGCCGTTGATGCGCGTCAGATTATCGAGGAAATACCAGTCGAGGAAGGCCGAGCGAAGCGCGCTGATGCCGTAGAAGTTCGCTCCTAATTTGCCGAAAGTGAACGTGGTCAGCTTCTGAGCCGGGACGATGACGTTGACGTATTCGTTGCGCCGATAGCCGAGCTGTTCCAGGGCGAGCAGAGTCATGCCGTCGTAATCCACCCACCACCGGTAGAAGGTTATCGGCAGGCGCGGGGCCAATGCGCGAACCCTCACGCGGCTGCCGTCCACGGCCCAGAGGATCTCGTGCGCCGCGCAGCCGTAGAGCAAGCAGAGCAGCGCGTTCGAGATCACAGACTTGAACGTCTGCGAGGCGTAGCCCCCGGTGCGCATCGGCGTCTCCAGGCCGCCGAACACGTTCTCGCGCACCATGTCGGCGAGCTCGACGGCGAATTCGTAGCCCGGTTCGTTCGGATTCAGCGCTGGCCTCACCTCCCATTCCGCCGTCTCGATGGGCAGCCAGCAGGCGCGCAGCGAGGCGCGCACGGGCACGGAAGTTCGAAACATCTTGTCGTAGTACGGCAGAGCGTTTCGCCCGATGAACTGCGCGTTGTATTCCTGAAGGTCGGTCAGGAACCCCGCCGTGAACAGCGTGCCCACCGCGCCCAGAGTCATCGTCGTGACCGGACGTTCAGGCCGCTCGGTCGGGGGAGCCATGGGGCGCGAGCCCGTAGGCGTGAGAACGGGCCGGGCCGCGTCGGGGATGCCTATCTCGCCGCGCGTCGGGCCACCGGGATACAGCGGAGTCTCCTGCGTCGGGGGAACCGTGGAGATCGAAGGCAGCGACTGGTCGGGTGTCAGCCGCGCATAGACACCATCGGCAAGAACCGCATATCGACTGATCTTGCCAGTCAGTTCCCCCTGATCATTTCGCAGCGGGATGTCGATGAATCTGCCGGGCTCACGCGCTAGAAAACGACGCCAGAAAGGTGTGCGTCTCGCCATCTTGCCCGAATAGTAGGACTAGGCAATTGACGCTGTCAAGCAATCTTTTTTTTGCGCCACCGCCGAATCGCGCTCCGCAGGCACGCCACGGGATACATCAGCGCCGCAGCGAACAGCCCGAGGACCAGGAATGCCAAGCACATGGCCTTGCCGTACCAGGGCAAATCTCCGAGCGATCCGTTTGCTTCTTCCTTTCTCGGCGGAAGCCCCTGCTTTTCCTGCCAGAACGGGCAGAGCTGACAGAACTCGGCGCGCGGCATTACTTCCCGCATCTGCTCGCGCACCGCCGCGTTTTGCTCCGCCTTCACATAGTCCAGCAATTCTGGGCAGCGGCAGACGAGAACCATCATGGGCGGGCCTTGGAGCATCGGCATCTGCGCCATCAACTGCTTCTTCGGCGTGCCGACGAGCAGCGGGTCTTGGGCAACCTCGAACGATTGCAGGCTGATCGCGACACTCACTATCGCCCGCGGGAACAGCCATTCGCAGCGGCTCACTTCCTCCGCGCTCCGCGGCCTGCCCCACAACCAGGACAGCCTTGTAAAGTCAAGGTTCTCTTCTGTCATTATATCTGTTCCTTTGTCGGTTTCAATGTATCAATCTCAGCTTCGCGACCACCTAGGACTTCGCGTAATCGACGGTCTAGTTGAGCAAGTGAAATCTCAAGAACACCTAAGGCAGCCGGCGCATATTTGCAGCGCTCTTTAATCTGAGTGTGAAGCGTCTCTAATGTCTCGCTTAGTTCCTCTGTTTCCTTTGGCATAACATCGCCTCCTCAGAAATTCATCTTGCGGAAGCTCCCGTGCTCTAGTCTGCGCTCCTCGGGCCGCGCCTGGCCGACAACCACCTCGGATGCTGGCATGGTTGCGGTCATCCGCCCGAGTTTGTTCAGCGCCTGGCTCATGGCGTCGGCGCGGTCCCAGAGCCCCGACTTCTCGCTGTAGCACTTGCAGACTTCGTCGATGAAGTCGTTCACCCAGCCGTATCCAGGCATCTCCGGATCGGGCAGATAGACGTTCCCCGCCTCGATGTCCCGGCTCGCCGCGCTCAGTCGGGCGGGCTTGCTGCCCTCGGCCCGCACCGCGATCAATCGCGGAACGACGCCGTGAAGCTGCGCGATGACGGCTGGGCCGTTCGCGGCATCTTCGACCCAGCGCGCTCCATCGCGCGGATATTGCTTGTCCCAGAGCTGGAGCTTCCGGCACGTGTTCGGGAAGTCCAGATGCTCGTGGATCTCTTCTAGCAGATACTTGTTGGCTCCTTTTCTGCGCCAGCGCTGCCCGGCCACGTAGCTGCTGTCCGTGTGCGCCTTGAAGCTCATGTCCCAGCTTTGCACATCTTCGTCGGCCTCAGTCTGATTCGGCAGCACGGGCATAATCCCTTTGGGATCCGGGCACCAGTCGAGTCGGTAGAAGCGGAACCAGGCGCGTTTGACGATGCCGCCGCCGACGGGCGACGGCGACTGCTGATACTGGCTGTCATAGCCGCGCCGCCCGAGCACAGGGATCTGAGCATGGAGTCTGTCGAGCGCCCAATAAGTCTGATGGAGCGCCTCGCCCTGCTCGCGCACGTATGTCTTCCCCGAGCGCGGGAAGATGTACGTTCGCTTCTCGGTGGCCTCCGCCTCCAGCAGCACGTGCGTCCAGCGGCCCGGCTCGGTCTTCAGCAGCCAGTTGCTCAGGTCCTTCTCGTTCACCTGCTGACAGATCACGACGATGGCCGCACGTTCCGGATCGGTGATGCACTGCGGGACGTTCGCACGATAGGCGCGCACGTTCGCCTCGATTGCCGCGTCGTTGTCCATGTCGTCGCGCGAGTGCGGATCATCGATGACGATTATTTCACCCGAGTGTCCAGTGACCGAGCCCGTCAGCGACGCCGAATACATCACGCCGGTGCGGTCGTTCTCGAACTGCGTCTTCAAATTCGCGTCTCCGCGCAGCCGGAACTTGCGGCCCCAGCGTTCCTGAAACCATCGGCTCTGAATCAGATCGCGACGCTTGAGCGAGTGCTCGGTGGCGAGCATGGCGTCGTAGCTCAGATACATGTAGCGCAGCGCCGGCTGTCGTATCCAGCTCCAAACGGGCCAGTGAATCGCGGCGCAATGCGACTTCGAATGACGCGGAGGCTCATTGACGAGCAGACGCTTGATTTCGCCCGCCGTCACCGCCTCCAGATATTCGCAGATGTAGCCGATGTGCCAGTTGTCTTTGAACACCGTCTCCGGTTCTAAGACCGGCCAGGCACGAACTATGAATTCATGAAGACTGTTTTCGCACCGCTCGGCGTCTTTTAGTTTGCGCTCTTCCTCATCGTCCGGGCTGAGCACGCTGAGAACGTCCCGCCCTATCTGCGCGACGGCCCCGCCTGCCGTGTGATGATTGGGTTGCTTCATTATATGCGCGCCTTCAAACGCTCAAGAGAACAAGGCGCCCTGCCACGAAGGGCTAGCTCATCCAACACGCAGTGCTCAAACATGTATGTTCGCTTTTTGCCTTGGATTATTATCGGGACAAAACCTACCAGTTTTCCATTCACCCCTCCGCGCAAAATCTCCCATTCCTGATACCCGAATCGCTCGCACAAAGATTGCACCATTTCGGATTTCGGATGCCATGCATCCGCCAATTGTTGCCGTTCTTCTGCCAAAAATAGCCATCTGGCATCAAATAAGAGACTACGAAGTGGTCGCCCGATCCAACGCCATAAAAATCTGTATGCGCCTTCACGTGATTCCCCGAATACACGGCACAGTTTCCACAGGGTTAGCATATTAGTCTCCTTGTTTTCTATTCAACTTTCTGCGGCAGCAGCGCCACCGGCCCCTGCGTCAGCTTGGCGAAGCCCTCGGCTATCGCCCGCAGCGCCTGCTTGTCCTTCACGTGCTCCCGCACCAGATGCGCCATGCCGGAGAAAAGCACCTGGGCTTCGGTCAAGGTAACGATCTCCGCCGACTGCACTTCATGCTTCCTGATCGAGTCTATCAGCCGCCGCCGCTGCTCGATGACCTGCATTATCTCGCCCCAGGTCTGCCAGTCTGCCGCACCCCGCTTGATCCTGTCGCCCAATTCGTTCAGTGTCACCGAGACCGCGACCTTGTCCCCACCGCGCAAAGCTTCCTGGAACTCCGCGAAGGCTTTCTGGACGTTCGCCCACAACTGCCCGGCCCCGGACTTGTCCACGCGCTCGATCAGTTCCAGAAGCCGAGCCTCGATCAAGCCGACATCCTTCTCCAGTCTCAGCAACTCCGGATCCGACATGGCCGCGCTGAATCTTCTGCCCAGGCCCTGCGGCATGTACTTCGAACGGAGACCACTCTTCCAATGAGGCGAGGCAATCCCTTTCAGATTCAACCCGCCATGGAATTTACACCGGCCATTGGCTAGCGCCCAGGCACGGCAGGATTTCCCCTGGCGATTCTTTGCCCCGCACCGTTTTGGTGACGACGCCAGCATGGGTTCAGGTGAATGTCATGAGTTTGCGTGATTCGATCCGCGCCACAAGCTACCACTGAAGTCCTTTGCTCATCCACTCCCACGTCAGTCGCAGCGACTCTTTCGGCGGAATCTTCGGCTCGTAACCGAGAATCCTCCGAGCTTTCTCGTTCGAGAAGCATTCACGTTGACCCTGCTCGCCTGGCCGGTGAGGCACGCGGATGACTTCGGTTCTCTTGCCAGCGATCTCGAAACACCATTCAAGGATCTCATCGACGCGGTGCTCTTCTCCATAGCTGATCTGGAATTTCTCGCCTGCAACGTTTTCGGCATCGGCGTGAATCACCCGCATCCAGCCGTCCACCACGTCGCTTATGTACGTGATGTCTCTCGTCTGATCGCCCCCCTCCAGAACGCAGGGAAGTCCACGCAAGACGTTCTTGAACCACTTGAAGATGAAAATCTCGCGGCGCATTCCCGGCCCGGTCACGATTCCGTTGCTCATCACCACCACGGGAAGATCGTAGCAGCGGCGGTAAGCCCAGAAGTAAAGCTCTGCGCTGGCCTTGCTTGCCGAGTAGGGATTGTGCGGCGTCAGCGGGTGCTCCTCGTCTATCGGCAGATACAGCGGACGTCCGAATTCGTTCCCCGACCCGGCATAGATGATTTTCTGCGGACGCGGACGCGCGTCTTTTATGGCTTCCAACAGCGCGCAAGTTCCATAGACGTTCTCCCAACACGACCACAACGGAGACGAATGACCCATCGGGACATCGGCCTGAGCCGCGAGGTGAACGACGACGTCCTGGCCGGAAACATCTTCCGGCCTCAAATCGTGGACGGATTTCCAGAGCCAATTGATCCTGTCAACTTCGTCCGACTGCAGCAAAGTGTTCTGATTCGCCCCCACGACATCGACCGCAGTCACCTCTGCTCCCTCTGCCAGCAGCCTGCGCACCAATCCCGATGCTCCGAATCCCGCCGCCCCAGTTATCAGAATCTTCATGTCTCGGCCCCCTTGTTTTTCCATCGTTCGACGAGCTTTTTCAGCCTGTCGCTCTTGATGTCGCGCACAGCGACGAGTTTCATGCCGTATTCGTTCGGTTCCTCGCCGACAACCACTCCCGGTTTGAGTTTGAGCGGCGTGTCGAATTTCCTCCACGCGTCGCGCACGACGTGTTGCGGTCTCTGATATTTCCGCCGCGTGGTGACTACTCCTGGCCACAAGCGCTCCAGCGAGCGCGCCATTCGGAGCCGACCGTCACCTTGATATAAAGTATCCGTGTTCCCGCCTTTCACGGTCATCGTTCGCAGCTTCTTTACCAAAAAAGCTTCCATCAGAACAGTGCACCAACCGCCCGCCAAAACTTGCAGGCACATGTCCGTGTCCTCGTTGTATCGGCCCCGCCACTTGTACGGGATGGCATTCAGAACGAGCGTGCACGAATAGACGTGGTGATTCAGATAGAACGGCGGTCGAGCAGTGTCGATGGTGACGTAGAACATGTCGTAATCCAGTCCGGCGATGGCGACGTTTTCGTAGCGATCGACGAAATCTTCAACCGCCCGCAGGGCGACGCCAGCGACACAGGGTATCCGTTTTCCGCCATAAACGCGCATGAACCCTATCATGTTGTCGTCCAATTGCCAGTGGCGGATGTTTCCAGCCGCCGTCGAATGGTCTTTGATCCAGTTCCGCGCCGGGACGACAGAACCCGCGTCTCTGAACGGCAATATCAGCACATGCTCGGCTCCGAATCGATCCGCGTACGATGCTGCTTCTTGCGGTTCCACGACCAGACGAAAAGGGACTTCGTCTTTCACAAGCACCCGAGCAGTATAGCAATGTTCCGCGCGGCCCCTTGAAGGGATGTAGACGGGATAGCGCGGCATGATTTTCTCGGTCATGTTCACGCCTTGAACTTCAACGACGAAACGTCGTCCCGATGCTCCGGCGGATACCACATCGACATCTTCCAGACTCTGTCTTGCGATTGAAGTTTTCTGTCCTCGACGGCAACGCCGAGACGCGCGGCGAATTCCTCGAAAGCCTCGGTTGTCCGGAAACTTACGACGACCTGCACGGCTGCCTTCTCGCCCGGTTCGTATTCTGGCATCCCCACCCACTCGGCGGCGGCGTCGAAGTCTGTCACTTCGTGCCTTGACCTCGTCGCCATGAGCAGGTTCGCCACCATCATTTCGTCGTAGCCGGTCCCGAGCAATCCTCGCTCGTCTGTGTCTTTGATCCACTTGAGCAGATTCGACAACTTCCGGTCGTCTTGTTCGGCCAAGTGGTCGATTTCGTTGTCGGCCACGAGCAGCTTGACGGCAGCCGCCTCTTCAGGAGCCAAATCGAGTCGCATCACCGGAATGCTTTCCAAGCCCGCCTTGCGCGCCGCCGCCACGACTCCGTGACCTGCCAGGATGGTCTTGTCCCTGGCGCACACCACGTTCCGATACACGCCGAAGCGTTGCACGCTCTCAGTCAAGTGTTCGAGTTGGTCTTCTGGATGAGAACGATAATTCATCGGATGCGGTTTGAGTTCGGAAAGCGCGATGATTTCCACCTCGAATCGCGGGCGGCCTTCCTTGGTTGCGGATTTCGTCGGCTTTTTTACTTTCGCCGGGCTCCCCATGCGTCCTCCATGAATCGGCGCGCCGCTGCTTTGTTCCGAGCCCCGTTCCACCATCTGTTGATCCCGCTCGGGTGCGGCACGACGGCGACGTCGAATCCGATGTTCACCCATTTCAGATATCCGACGGTCAAGCCAAATGCCTTGGCCACGCTTCGGCCCAGCAAGATGACTCGTCTGCCGCCGAATCGCAGCGCGAGACGACGCGCATTTGTCTTCGCCTGCCGCATCGGGAAACGGTCGCCCTTGCCGCTTTTGCCTGGCCAGCGACGGAGAACATTGCATCTCTCCGTCAACGCCATGTACTCTTCTCTGCCCATCCCGCACGCGCCCGCCAGCCTGCGCACGACCAGATCACCCTCCAACGGCTTCTCCGGGTCTCCCCTCCTCGATGGTGCCTGGCCGACGAGCACGAGCTTCTCCTTCCCAGTTTTCGTCTTGTTTACCATGCGCATTCCATATGGGCAACAGCGTCGGCGCGCGATGCGAACCTTTCTCGTCTTTCGGCAGTTGTTGCCAGCCAGCGCCGTCCCAGAATTGATTGACTTGCTCGTCCGTCCAGTGTTTGTAGTCGCATCGCGCAAACGTGATGCAGCAGCGTGAACAATACGATGTATCGGCGCGATTCTTGTCGCGCAGACGGCGACGAATGATCTGGAGTTCTTTCCCATACCAGAAGCGGAGAAATCCCGGCACGCCGTCATGCACGGAGCCGAATTTGCCGGAAGTTTCTCCCGTGTTGTCTTGGCAGCACAGCAGATAATTTCCCCTTGAATCGACATTCGCATATATGAACGGCTGATTGCATCTGCGTTTCAACGGTTCGGTCACGGGCTTCAAGCCGAACCTCTTCGCTGCTTGCCAATCTAGGTGGTTGTACCACGTGCCCAAGAGTCCTGCTCGCAGGCGCGATTTCGGCCAGAACGCGGGTTGTTCTTGCAACACGATGAGCTTGACGTGGGGACCGTGATACGTCCATGGCGACGGCGCTCCCGATGGCCTGTTGTAATACTCGTACCACGGGAGTTTGGATTCCTTCGCCATCTCGATGAACCGCTTCCTCGGGCCGTACATGTCCGTGTACACGATGTTCGCGCCGCTGGCGATCAAGCCGGCATACGCGATTTTGCCTTGCATCAGCATGGTGCCGTTCGTCGTGATCTGTATCTGCGAATCGGGACTCAGCTCGCGCGCGATCCGCAAGTAGTCGTACAGGCGAGGATGCAGCGTCGGTTCGCCTCCGAGGCAGATGTCTGCGCGGCAGGTGGGCGTCACTTTGCGCATTATGCTCCAAGTCTCGCGCCACGTCTGCTCGTCCATGAAATGATAAACGCCTTTCGGATCCAAGCGGCACGAGCAGTGGCCGCAGCTCAGATTGCATCCGTGCACGAGCTCCACCACCCAGTTGTACGGGCTGGTCTTGCCGAGCGGCTTTCGCTTCTTCAATGCCCTGAGTCTCGGCCAAGGCCACGTCTGGCTGTCCGGCGCGATCTTGTCTTGGCAAAGGACTTGGTTGTCGCGTTCGCCATTCATGGCTTCGCCTCCTTCTTTTCGGCTCGCTTTGCGAAACCGAGCGCTCTCAACATCTTGCCACCAGCCCGCAGCCGACGCAACACGTCTTGCTTCGCCGCTGGGTCCATGGCGTCCAGCGTCTCCAATAGCCGCATGAATTCGTCGCGCGTGAGCTTCCCCTTGACTTCGTTTCCCCGCCGCGACACGATGCGCAGATTCGCAAACCAGAAAGTTCCGCCGCGCGAGACCGGCACATCATGGTCCACGGAGAAGTTCCTGACCGTGATCAGTTCACCTGTGTAGGGGCACCGCTTGCCCAGTTTCAGCCTGATGTCGTCACGCAGCTGCTGCAAACTATAATCCAGTTCGCGGCCAGACTGCGCTGCCAATTCTCGCTGATGACGATAGATGTTCGCACTGCGGCTCATCAGTATCCGCTGCCGCCAATGCTCAAGCGTCTCTCCGGGCTTCCTTTTCACAATTGACCCCCATAGCATCGCATGAATACTCGGGAGCGGCAGGGCTTTTTCGGTTTTCACCCCAGAGATGGCCGCTCCCGATTTCTACAAGAGCGCAGGCAGCAGAAACCTGCTGGTATTCAACTTGAAAGTGGCCGCCTGCGCCCCCTCCTCGAATGAGATGGTCGGCACCTGGAGGGTGGTTTTCAAGTGCCCAATGGCCGACCATGCTCGCACTTTAGCGTGCCGCTTTCCTGGCTTCCTGATAGGCTGCTAGAATCTCCCGCCGAAGTTCACGCCATTCCATCCCCAGCAGATTCAGCCGCCGCGAATCCGCCGTGACCCGCACCTTCAGCCGCTCCAGGATGAATTCCTTCGCCTCGGCGTCGCAGGAATCGACGAATCCGAATCTGCCGTCATCGTCGATGACGCGTATCGTCGCCAGCCTTATGGGCTTGCCGTCCTTGCCGCGATGGACGTGCATGCAGTAGCTATAAAGGAAGCGCCGATAGACCTCGTAGACTCCCGCATCCCAAATCTGCTCGTCCGTGTAGAGCGCGCGGATACGCCCGCCGTTGTGCCGCTCATCCCAGTCCCGGAGCGATTCGACGCTCGGCTCGACTTCGTTCTTCTTACACCACTCGCACCAGGCCAGATAATACACCTCGCCTTCTGAGATTTTCTTCTGCTTCTTTTCCTCGATTGCTAACGAGTTAGCCATCTTCTCCTCCTAATTTGGAATTCGCAGGCGGCTCGCAACCCTTTCGTGGATTTCATATCACCCTTGGCAAGCCGCCTGCGCTTGCGAAGACGCCAGCCGGCCTTTGGATTTCACAAAATTGCTGGGCGTCTTCGCATTCACCTTTCGGGGTGGCCCACAGTCTTTATGTGGATTCCACCTGAGAATTGGTAAGCCACCCCCTCGACGCTGGCTTCAGCACGGTCCGTCTGGTTTTCAGGCGCGAGGTGGCTGAAGCCTCCGCTTTCCACCTTCTGGCGCGACGCAGCAATTTCGGGTTGGTTTTCATCGTTACCGTAGCCGCAATCGCGCCATCCATGCCATGCACCGGCATAGGCTCGATGGTTTTCAGACCCGTATTGGCCGTACGCATAGCTTACTCTCGCCTACGAGGGAGACGGCACTCCCACGATGGATTACAACATTGGTGTGGCCGCCTCCCCTGAAGGCATCGTTCCGAGGCCGACATCGAATCGCTGGTTTTCAGATACTGCGTGGCCGGCATCGAATCTTTTCCCATTACCCGCAACCCAGATTCGCTTCAAAATTTCTTTCATCATCTTCCGCCGCGCCCGCGCGCCGCAATGTCCCTGCTTCGTCTTGCAATTCGGGCATTTCGCATCGTGCGCCGCGAATTCCTTGGCATATTCCGCCTCGTAGAACGCTCGCCAGGGATTCGCCCGGTTCCTGATTATCGCCGTGCCTACCAAGTAAACCGCCGTGCGCATCGCCGGCGACCAATGCGACGGCACGCCCCGCATCCGCTTTGGCGCTTTCCCATTCTCCACCGATTGGCCGCAGAATCGCCAGAATGCCGCCACGCTCGGGAACCTCTCGAAGCCTCCAGAGAAGGCCACGAACGCCGCCGCTGAAATCCACTCCTGGACATGCAGGATCCTCCGCACCATCACGCACTCCGGAATCTTCGCCGCCAGCTTCCCGATATAGGTGTCAAGCTGCGTGCCCTCTTCTGAGACCACCGACGTGCGAATCTCGCTCAGTTTCTCTAGCGCTTGCTTGAATAGCGGTTCGGCCTTGATCGAGTCCTCATCGGCCAAACCGATGTTCCGGGCTTCTTGCTTCACCGCCCGCACCGCGTCTCCGTAGAAGCGAACGACGGCACCACGAAGCGAGAGAGCGTGCCGCAGCTGAGCGATATCCGGTCGGGGCTGGAATTGCCGGAAGATTACATTCGGCAATTTCGCCCATGTCGCAACAATCTCTTCCGGCGGAAGATTCTTGGCGATTCCCGTTTGATGCCAATGAGTATAAAGCAGCTTCACGCCTCGCTCCGCCAATCCGAACAAGAAGCTGTCCGTGGCGCGCACCGCCGTCAGACGCACAATGCCTCCTGTTTTCAGTGATCTAACAAAGTCGTTCAGCTTTGCTCCGGTCAGGCGCTCAACGCCCTCACCGTTCGAGACATAAGCCGTAGGTATCCGTCTGCCATCGGTCTTCTCGTAGCAGACATGTAGAGCAATGATTTTTTCCTGGTTGGATTTCATCTGCATCTCCTCTCCTTTTTGCGCCGGGTTCGGGGCGAGGCTTTTTACCATCAGGGTCGGAGTCTAAGCTGACCTCGCCCCGTGGCCCGGCGGTCTTGTTGCGCGCGTTCACCTTTCGCGCCCGATGCTGATCAACTTCGCCTGCTTCTTTTCCCACCGATGCTGCTCAATCCTACGCCAGCCTTCCGCGCAGATCGGCCCCAGATAGCGATCGAGCTTGTCCCACGGCACCCCGATGAGCAGCACGGCATATATCCAGCCCTCCCGACCGACGCCGGCTAACAGCGCGACGGTGAGCCCCATGAGAAACGCGGCGAAAGTTCGGCTGTCTCGGATCATCGCTTCTCCTTCACGCTCCATTTGGGCTCAGGCCCAGTTTTTCGATGGCACTCGGCACACAGAGTCACGAGATTCCGCACCTTCCTGCCGTCTATCGTGACCCAGATGCGGTCATCTCTCCGTCCCCCGCTCATGCCTCTCCCATGCACGTGGTGAATCTCAGCTTCGTTCACCAGGTCTTTTCCTGGCGGCGTCAGGAATTTTCCGCAACTCTCGCAGCATCCGCCATCAAGCAAAAAGACATCCACCTTCCGTTCCCGCCATGCCGCGCCGCTGAGCACTTCTCGGCCATCACGATAGATGATCCGCAGGCGCTTCTTGACTCGTTTGAGCTTTGGCGGCGGGGAATCACAATCAATCGTTTCGCAAAGCTGAAGGCGACAAACCCAAGCACGCTTTGACGGTAGCCAGCGAAGCGCGCGATTGTGAACCGGGCATCGCGGTTTCATTGTTGCATCTCGCGCACTGACTCTAATGCCATCAGCACGCCGTCGTCGTATCGCAGATCAAAATCAGCGAAGATGGCCTCAAGTGCAACCGTCTTGCTCTCCGTCTGATTCAGACGCTTCGCCTTCTCGATGCACCGGTCGATGACTGGGACAAATGAACGCGGCACGGTGAAGAACACCTGGACATTGCCTTCCAATAGCAGGCCGGGAACACGCTCTGATACTGTGCGCTCGAACGTCCGCTCCGTCTCCGAATTCGCCGCATGAAGCAGTTCCTTCCGCCGGGATGTCGGCACCTTACTCAGCACAATCGCGTTCGCCAAGGTCAGGGATTCAATCTCCGTCTCGTCCATCCCGCCGGCGCATAACTCCTCAATCGCGTGCATCGCGGCATAGACCGTGGACCGACTGCGCCCGAATTTCGCCTCCACCCAGTCGCCGAAACGCTCATAGCCGAGTTCCTTATACAATCGTTGCTCCCGACATTCCTGGCAGAGCTGTGCCACGCGAATCCAGGCCCGCCCAATTGTCTGGGCGAGACGGTCGGCTTCCTTGTCAATCTGCTGCGCTCGGGTCATCGATTTCCTCTCTTCCCAATAGGTACGAGATAACGTGGTGGTCCCACGGGCGCCCGCTTCGTAGGCTCCAGAGCCGGCGTACTCTCGGGCCGTATGTCGGCGGGCGGCACGCCGGTGCCATCTCCGCATCACATCGTCTTTACAGGCTTCCAAAATCCAACCCACCAAACTTGCGGCCAGCGCATGCCATCGATCTGTAGTTCCACCTGCGTCACATATTTCCCCCTCCGGTGGCGGTCGCCAATAATCCAGCATCCGCGACGCGTGACTGTCGCTCACCGGTTCTTGAGATGTGGCCAACGCCTTGACGCTTTCATGACCAATCGTTGACCCGGTTGATATTTCGCTCTCATATCCCCTCCTGATTCATCGTTCCGAACTCACAGTAGTTTCCTAAAGTACAAGACCCAGACAAATGGATTTAAGCCCCAGCCGAACCCCCGCTTTTCGTTGATGGAATCCCAGAAGTGGCGAAAAGCGGCAGGGGCGCTTCCCTCCGGACCCAGATTGCACCCGTCCTTGTTGAAGCCCTCCGCATAAGCGTCCTGTTCGCCGATTTCCTGTACTCGCTCGACGCGGATGCCAGTGATTTCAAGCCTTCGGTGTCCCCCTACGGATGGGAACCACGATTCCTTGAGCCATCGCTTGCTGTTCACTATTCTTGAGACCTGAGATTGACTGATTGAGAACTGGTCGGCGATATCCCTTTGGTAGATGTCCTGCTCCCAGTAGAGGCTGCGAATCTCATCTACCTGGGCGCGTGTCAGCCCAGCGCTACCGTTGTCCTCGCCGCATACCTCAGCTGAACGTCCACGTTTGACCTTGTCTCGGATGTTGTCATCGTTTGTTCCGAGATACAAATGACCGGGATTAACGCACCACGGTAGGTCGCAGGTATGGAGCACATGCTGTCCCTTAGGAATACTGCCCCCATGAAGTAGCCATGATGCACGGTGGGCGGCAATCTCCATCCCGTCCCAACGAATGGTGCCGTATCCTTTGCGATTCGTTTTGCCAAACCATTCCCAGCAGGATTCGAATTTGTAAACGCGGCTCCAAAATCGCTCCTCCTTGGGGATGCTCTTAGTGAAGGATGCTCCTTGGATTATCCAAAGGCGGTCGCCGGGCTGACCGTAGGGGCATTTGATGAAAACCCGATCACGCACGCCCGTCGTGCTAACCTGAACCGCTTTGAACTCGGCGGTCAACCGATAGTCCCAACCAAGGCGAGGTTGTGGCTTGATGACCCGCCGCGTCTGCGTCTTGCGGCCTTCCAGGATCGCCCGTACCATCGAACCGCTGAAGAGGATTGGCACTTCTTTCATTTTGGATGCTCCTCACCGCGCCTGCGGCTTATCTTGACGTTCGGCGAACAGAAAGAACTTGCGCTCCGGCTGCGTACACCTCCAACAGAGTAGACGATAGGTTCCTCGGCCAGTCCGGTACAGGAAATGAAGAGCCCCGTGCCATTTGCCGCATTTGCTGCATTGCAATCCGCACGCTGATAATTCCCTGACGAATTGTGGCTTCACTCCTTCACCTCGGGCAGCCCGTCAACCAGGTCCAGCCACGCCTCGAATACTCGCGTGCGGCGGACAATAATCGAAGTAGCCAGCCACCACCACCATGCCCCGCGCGCGGCAGATTGTCCCCTGCGTTTTCTCAGCCCTTCGCTCCAGCGCAGGGTCTAGAGCGCGGGCATAAACGGCGAACAACCTGGCCTGTGTATCTTGTTGCCCGTTGTGTCCGTCGGGCAATTGCAAAGTCTGTTGTCGCCTATGAACATTTACCTCACCTCCCTTATTCGCCAGTTGCGCCTTTCGCCGTGCGATTTCCCCAGCCCCTTGCTCCAGCGCACGGCCTAGAGCGTGGCGTTACCGGATGGAACTACCATCGTATAAGCGTCAGGTAGAGACTGGCAGTTATGCTTTTCTCCCAGACTCACCCAGGCCCCGCAACGACCGCACTCCCATCCATTGTAAATGCTCATCTCGGGTCACTTCCTTTGTGCGCCAGTTGCACCTAACTTCTTCGCGCATGTCTCACAAATGTCGCAATCTTCGTAGGAGTGAACTGTTTCTGCCGGGCGAAATCTCTTGCAAGACTCGCAATACTCAACTGTGTTGCCTTCCGAGTCCTCGTAGTGATACGAATCAATCTTGCGCCGAACCCCTTGGTCGATTCTAGCTTTGTGGAACTCATTAACTGCCATATTCGCTCCTTTTGCGCCTTTTTTGGAGCGGGCGACCCGCCAGCAACCTCGCTTGGCCTGGCTTCCCTTGCGGGTTTCGGGACTACAACACGCGAAGGCCGCCCGCATTCTCGTCTCGATCCAACATCTCGCTCAGCTTAATCAGCGCCGTGCTATCACATACCGGGCAGTGGTGGTTCCGCGCGCGGGTGATGCAATTGCAATTGACGCACAGCACCGCCTCATTCAGCGGAATGGACTCCACCGGCGTCCAAGCCTTCGCTTCGAGTGAGTTGTAAGGTTCGGGCATTCTTTCTTCTCAGTTCGCCGCCCAGGTCAGGATAGCGGCCACCACAAATCCGCAGATCGCGCCGATCAGGAACGCGAACAGGACGTCACACCAGCGCTTGCTAGCGTCGCGTTCCGCCTGCTCCGCCTTCCCAGCTTCGTAGCCTTGCACCCAGCCTTGGGTGCGGGCGCGGAACCGTTCGCGAGCGAATTCCGCATCGGCAGCCTCTTGCCGCTGTCGCGCCTCGCGGCACATGCGGATTTGATATTCGTCGTAGGTTTCAGCCATGGGAAAAGCCTCCAGTTGCCAGTAGCCAGTGGCCAGTCAATCTTCTGGCTGATATGCTGGCGGGTCCTCGTAAGCGGCGAAACCCATGTCGCCTTCGAGAGAGGAAACGCCGACGGCGCGCAATTCCTTTTTGGTTAACAGCCTGCTGTTCCGCTCGTGGGCAGCGAAAGCTATGTCACCCTCTTCTCTGTTTGGAGCGAGAAATTCAAGCGCCAACTGACTGTATTCAAGGGCTTCTTCGAGCGCTTTAATGCGCCTGTTTTGGCTCTCTGCTACCGCCTTAAGAGAGCGGATTTCCTCGCACGCGTCCGCGAACGCCCGCGCGTTATACGCGGCCATGCTTGATTCGTCGCTCATTTTCTTTCCTCCGTCCTGTCCCCCGACAAATTGGACATATCACTGCTCGCGCTGTGCCTCTCGACGTGCAAGATGGAGGCACCGGCGCCGTGTTCCCTGCATCTTTGTGCTGATACACCGGCGGGTCTATCACCTGAACCCAGCCCCTGTCACAGCCAGGGCATTTGTCGTCACGCATAGCTCCCCCTTTTTTGACCTGCGAGGCAACCTCCAGATCCTCTAGGCTGAATCCTATCATCCGCGCCGCCTCGACGAGACGCATAAGGCAATCGGCAAGTGTATCTCAGAAGCGGTTCCCGGCAAACCATAGCCACTTGGTTGGCATCGGCGGATGATCATTGACGGTCTCCTGCCGCCTCAGCTTTGTAGTCCGGCGCTTGCCTGTGAGAACGTCCGATAATCGGGCACGGCTTACCTGTCCTGACGGGCTTGCTGTCAGTCGCGATACGCGCGCCGTTCTTGAGCGCCGCGCCGCAATTGTCACAGACCACCGTGCCCTTGAAGTACGGAATCCAGTTCTTGGTCTGCTTCGGATATTTGTGCATCAGCCAGACCACGAGCGGATTCACCAGCTTCGTGAATTCGTGACCGCAGAACGGGCAGCGGCATCTATCCGCCGTGCATTCCACGTGAATCGCTTCGTAGGCATCTGGCTCGACGAAGGCCAACAGGGCTCGGGGTTCGGACACCTTCGCCAGCGTGGAGACTCTCTGCCTGGCTTCGCCAAGGGCAGATTGCGCCTCCTTGTACGCTGCGATTGCCTTGCGCGCCCGCTCAACGTTTGCGCAGCATTCATGCTCCAGCGCGCCGAACTTCACCGTCATCGTCGGGCGTTGCTCGATCATCCGATTCTGCCTCGCTTCGTTCGTCAGCCAGTAGATCGCCGCTGGCCGGGGTTCCCGCTGCCCCTCCTCGCTGCTTTTGTATTGCTCGATGGCCTTGGCGAAATCCTGCGCATCCACGTCGGCAAACGTCCTGTACCAGGCCTCGCCAAGCTTCCTGAGCTGCGCCTCAGAGCGGCCCGAGAAATAGATGACCTCAAGTTGCTGCATTTCTTTGTTGAATTCGCTGCGCTGCACGCCGTTGTGCCTCCTGTTCGATTTCCAGCATTATCCTTTCGTGTTCGCGGTCTTCTTCCGCCGTGGATTGTCTCTTGCCGATTCGCGGCGTGATCTCCCATTGATGGCGCTCCAGGAATCTATCGGCCCGCTCGATGCGATCATTCTCCCATTGTTCACATTTTTTCCACAGTTCCAATCCCTGCATGAGCCGTGTCCGATAATCGGACGTCTTGATTTCCGTCAGAAAAATCTTGGCGGTCTTTTTCTTGTCTCCCCGCCGATGCGCAGGATAGGCAAACCAGAAATCCTCGAAGCCTTCGGGCCAGGGAGGTTTTGGGGGAAGCTTTATTTGATTGCTTTCCAAATCAAATAAAGCAGGGGGATCTTTAATCTCTGTAGTAGTTTCTGGTATTGCTTGTCCCTTTTTGTCCGACCGTGATCCCTTTTGGGCACTCGATAAGCCATTTTGGGACAATCGACCGGTCACTTTTAGCCATTCCATTATGACTTTTGGCTTAAACAGGAAATGTCTGGTCCGGTCAAATTTGTATCGGGGATTTGGATTCCGCATCACAAAGATCACGCCTTTTTTTTCGAGCAGATCAATCGCGTCGGCAATCGCTTTGCGTTTGAAAATCAAAATGCCAGCCTCTAGGTCTTCGGCGGTATGGAATTGGATCAGGGATTCATTCTGCGTGGGTGGATCGCCGTGCAACTTCTGAATGGTATTTTCCTGCTCGGCTTTCTGTGACTGCTCTAGCCTGATGTTGTGCCAGTATTCGAGGAAAGATAACAGGGCGGCGGCACACTGATTGCCTTCGCAAAACTCAATCTGCCATTTGCGAATAATTATTAGCGGCTCACTATTTGGATGTGAAATACAAGACGACCTCATACTCCCTCCTCAACAGGGAACTGGGGCCGCCGGTTGAGGCAGCGGCCCCCTGGAGATGCTTCCATATGGCCCCGGCCAAGGGCCCGCGTCTTTAAGATATAAAACTGCCGCCATGAATGTCAACCTTTTTGTTGCTTGCGTTAGCTTGGCGCGTCAGGCTCTTTTTGCTTTTTAGGAAGCGCGGCGCGGGATATCTGCTATCGGGGCGCAGGCGTTTGCTGACCTTGTTTCTACGCCTCTGCGGCGGGATCTCCGACGTCTCCACAGCCACTTTCTCTTTGCGCGGAAGTGCGCGTCGAAAATCATAGAGTACATGTTGGATAAAATTCGCCACGCATTCAATGCCGCACAGATGTTTAGCTAGAGAGCAGTGCGCGATCCCCTCATCCCATGTCGCAAGACTGACTAAAAGGTTTTGTGCGGGATTGGGGCCGAATCCGGTGAACCAGCCGTCAAGCTTCGGGTCGTCTGACTTTCGCGAGCACTGGTCGCACGTTGCTTCGATTTCGGTGCTCGTTTGTGTCTTGTACATCTAATTCTCCTTTTTCCCTTGGTGGTGATGCGCTCGGAATTCGTATAGTCGGACCACTGACTGGTGCCGGAGAGCGTGATCGACTGCGTGATGATGCTGGAATCCAGCGCCTTCGAGGCGACCAGGATCTTGCGCCGCAGATAGATGAGGTCAGTGAGCATCTCGGTGATGTCCACATCCACATCGGTGGCTTGGTCGGACAACTTGTCATTCTGACCGGATTCCACGTATAATACGACGTTTCTCCGCTAGCCATTCAGCTGCCAAACGGATAGCATCCCTTGTAACAAGGCGTGCACTTCCAGCTAGATAGCGATTTCGGCGTTTTACGAGAGCCTTGCGTCTTATCCTGGCCACAGGTCGCTTCCAGGCCCAGTAAGCGCCGGTGCATTTGGCCGAACACGAGACTTGATTCTCGGTCTTGGGCTCGAACGGCTTTTGACACCAGCGGCAGCGTTTCATGAGCTTCCGATCAATATGAAAGTGGCGATCCTTTCAAAACTGCTTGTTCCAGGGCGCGGCGAGCCTGCTTCCAGTTAACCGTGCGCCCGTGGCAGCAGGTGAACAGCTTCCGGGCCTGCTCGACATCGTACTCGCTTCCCGACGGGCCGACTTCCTTGCGCGCCTCTAATTCCGACAATGGGCGGGCAGGCTGTTGTTCTTCGCTGTAAATACATCCCATGTTTATCTCCTACCGTGTCCGCTGGACGAGTGAGGCCTCAGGATAGACTTCGATCCCCGGAATGTTCGTGGCCGATTTCATAGCGCGAACGACGCGAGCGACTTTCGGATAGGATTTTGCGTCGAACGGATCGTCCGGCATCAGATACTCACGGGGGATCAGGTCGGGATTCTTCACCCGGAACAGCCAGTTCTCCCGTTTGCCCGTCCCGGCCACCTTGGGCATGGTGGATTCCACGACGATGGGAGCCATAGAGGGCATAGGGGGAGGCGGTGGAAGCGGCTCTGCGGGCGCGCTAGGGCCATTGGCGGCCGCTTGTAGAATGTCCTCGGCAACGTCGGGATGTCCCAAGGCCCTGGCCTGTTCTGCGGCTTCCTCGGCTTCTTTCCGGGCTTTGGCTTCTTCGGCCTTCGCTGCGGCCTGCCGCACCAAGTCTTCCAGGTTGGAAACGTCGGCATCCGTGAGCTGGTCGAGGGGCTTTCCCACCAACGCCTCCAGGGATTCTATCTGCTCACCATAGGAGAGCAGCTGATCGAACCAGTGGCGCGCCGTGTAGATTCGCGCTTCCCGCTCGCGTTCCCGGCGCGCCTGTTCCTCTTGCTGCCTTCGGATCGTTTCCTGCTGCTGCTCGAATCGGAGAATGGCCGACCCCAGAATCTCGATGGGGGGATCAATCAAGCCAAATTGCTTTTTTTCCTGAGCACAGATCATCGAATGCAAACGGTGTGCCATGCTTTTCTGGGGATCGAAAGTCTCCCTAATCGAGGTTCCGTTCTCAGTCGGCCCATTGCGCATGATGAGTAGCCTTTTCCGAGTCTCCACCACCTTGATGTATTCCCGATTGTCTAGAATCACCAGATTTGGTGTGATTCCGCGGATAGCTTCTTTGATGCGCTGCTCCAGAGGCTTGCTTAATTCCGCCGTCACGGACTGCGAGAGCGTGACGATCTGGGCGAACTCGGGGCTTATGCTTTCAGCTGAAGTTCCCATGTCTGCCTCCTTTTAGATGTTGATTCCGTACTTGTTTCTTCGCCAGATGGCGACAGTCAACGCGGCCCGGAAAACATCATAGTCTGCCGGGTCGTCGAACAGTTCGAGCCTGTAGGGTTCCCCCGTGGCATCCGGCATGAGGCGGACGCCGTACCGCGCCCACTTGTAGGGTCTCACGTCCGGCGGGCCGTATTCTGCCAGCAGACCGAGTTCGTAGCCCGCGAGCTGAACGCCCCACCAAGGCTCGTCCTGCCGCGAGCACTTGAGGTCGAGGATGACGGGCTTGCCTGCAAGCAGGCCTGCCCGGTCGAGCGTCATGCCGTACTGGATTTGTGCGATTGTCGGACGCAAGCGAAGTTCGATGGCTGGCCGATCACACATATCCATGTAGGCTCTGAATTGCGCTCGCACTTTAAACGCTTCCCAAGCACGCACGTAATCGCCGATTTCAGGATCAATCCGATCCCACGGTCCGCGCACCTTCTGAGAAACAGTATCCCAATGGTAGCCATGCAAATCCAGGAATGCCGTCGCCTCGTGCACCGCGCTGCCGATGATTCGTGCCCTCGGGTCGTCGGGGTAATGGCTTGCATCCGTGACATGCGATAGTACGAGCGCTTGAGTCACGGAAATCAACGGTCGCCCGTCGTCGGAGAAATACCGATGCGCTGCTTTTTCAGAATTCCTCGAATCCCCTTTGTGCATGACCTTTAGGCTCCCGTTCCGGCTCCGCCTTCGGCTTAGCGAAGTGCTTGAGCACGTCGTCGAGCTGGGCCTTCGACATCAGGTGGACGTGCTCGACGCCGAGCGTTTTCAAGACGCTGTGCACTTCCTCTTCGGTCCATCCCTGCTTTTTGACTACCGCCCAGAAGAGCTTGATCTGATCCTTCGTGATCACACCCTCGGCGAGAGGCTCCTTCGGCTTCGCCGCTTCTGGCGGCGTTTGCCCTGTCGCCTTTTCGGCTGGCGCTTTGCTGTCCGTCTTCTTTGAGATTCCGCTGCGCTTCGGCTTCGGCGGCTCTCCCGTATTCGCCGCGCCTTCCTTTTTGGCCCTCGTGTGGTCGCTCCACGTCGTTGCCCCGTCGGCGATGGATTTGTAGATCGCCCGCAGATCGACCAGTTCAGACGGAGAGCATTCCGCGATCTTATGACCGAGAAACTGCTCCAGAGATTCGACGCGGATGTTGAGATTCGAGAAAGCCAGGATGATCCGTTTGCGCTCCGCTTCCGGATCTTTGGCCGCGTCATCCCGGAGCGTCTGCTTCGCGGCGCTCACGGCATCCTCGATCCAGTCCTTCGGCAGTAGCTGGAGCAGGCAATTGCGGTAGAGGATGGCTCCGCGCCGTCCGGTGAGTTCCCGAAGTTCGCGCTCGTTCGCCGGAATCCAGCCTTCCGTCCGCCGATAGACAATCTTGCCGAACTGATCTTGCTGCGAGACCTTGTTGTTGTTCTCCAAGTCGTAGGCCCAGCCCTCGATCTGGCGTTCGTCCCTCGTCTCGGAGAGCACCGAGATCCCCCAGCGCATGTGGCGATAGACGCGCGCGGCTTCGCGGGCCAGATTGACGCTCGGTCCCTCGACCATCACCTGGTCGTCGCCCTTGCCGCGCGGGAAGCGGTAGAAAGACTCGCGGGCGAACGACGGGCGTCGACAGGCAGCCAAGAGCTTTTGATATGCGGCATCCTCGTTCCGAGGAAACTTCAGCGCGACGATGATGGCGGCCTCGATTTCCGCCTGGGCCTCCGCCGCCCCGCGCTTGGGCAGCAGTTCGGCGATCTCTTTCTCTCTGGTATCATCGGCCAGAGCCAATTTGTTTTCTTCGGGCATGTCTGTTCCTCCTCAAAGATTAGAATGAGAGCGCTTCGTGCTATCGTTCGAGCGTGCTCAGAGCCTTCGCGGCCTCTGTCAGTCCGACCTCTTCCGTCCGCCTTTGCACGCGCGCGAGCAGCTTCCCCGCTTTCAAGAAGAATGCGCTCGCCGACAACCCAGACCGCTTGATCGCTCCGTCGAGCAGCGCGGCCTCCTGGCCTCGGCTGTAGACGAAGAAAACCCGGTAGCCGCCCTTGAATACTTTCCGCGTCGCCTGCCTGTTCGGTTCCATGTCTATCATCCCGTGCTGATTATTGCATAATACAATTCAGAATGCAACGGAAATCTTTTTCGTTGTGTCGCCGGAAAAATCATGCTACATTCCCTTTGTCTGCTTCTCCTTTCGGGGCGGCGTCTGGTCTCGGCCCGGCGTCGCCCTGCTTTTCCGCCAAGACGGACGACCGGGGCCTCAATAAATGCCAAGCGTTCCAGAAACTCGGCCAATCATGCTGGGCGGAGTGCGTTCCGCTTTTCCCCCTTTCCCGACCGAACACGAACGTCGTCCCGCGCTTGAGGGTCTGAAAGCGGCTGCGGGGAACGACGAATGCGCCCCCCTGCCACAAGTAGAGGGCAAAGTCGGGCACAAATAAACCCTGAGGCCGGCACATCCGAAGCCAGGAAGGATTCCCCTCGTGCGGCCACACACTGTAGATGCCACAGGAATGACCCTCTATGAGGACACGGGAGGAAATCCAGCGCCGGTTACGAGTCGTCTTGATCGGCTCGCAGGTCAAGCCGTGCGCAGCCGCGAGCTTGCGGATGGCTTCTACCCTCGGCGGAAGCGGCAGACAAGCCCAGCGCTGGATGGCACAAGTTGTGCGCCTGACCCGTCCGGTCTCGTAACCGAACGTCCTGGCGATTTGTCGCGCCCACTCTCTGGTCACGCCCAAGCGCCTCGCGATCTCCGCGAGAGTGATGCAGGGCTCATGCAGCAAGGCTTTTATCCGCTGGGCTTGCTGGTGCATGATACCACTTCTGTGTCGAATCATTTTGGGATCCCGAAGCTTCAAATTGCAGACTTTGCACCAAACGGGATACGAGAGGCCGCGAACGGATTGGTCAGCGCTGAGGTTCATCAGTCGTCCGTGAAAATCCCAGCATATGAATCCAAGTTCCCGCGCGAGTGCGGGAGCCGCAGCACGCCGTAATGCCCGTCGGGATCGAAGTCCCCGAGATCGCGCGGGATGGTGTCGCGCCGGGGCATGCTTCCCTTGCGCTTTCGCCAGGCAAAGGCCCGGCGAGTCGGTCGCTTCTTCGTTCCGTTATTTGGCGTCCGATTGTCGGACATCGGTTCCACATCCCACCGCATTGAATAATTCATCCGCCAGATCCTTGTGAGACGGACGGTCTTCTGTTCTCAACGACCAGTTCCCGACCTTGTTCCCTTCCGCGTCGTAAAGCACAAGTTCTTCAAAAACAGGCGGCAGTATCGGGCCGCTCAGCGAATAGCCTCCATAAGGCGTGGAGGTGCTCGTCGTCCAGATTCCGTCTCCCGTACATGTGGTCGTCACCTCATAGCCAACGACCCGCGATGTGCAGCTTGTGTATCCATCCGAATCTGTGTATCCATCCCAAGGCCTCCTCGACTCGGTGTAATCAAGCCCGAGACTAGCGTCGGCTTCAGCAAGGCTGTCCATGATTTGGATGCACGTGCCTGCAAGGTCTTTCCTCAATTTCTCCCTAAGATGACCTTTCGGTTTCGCATCGATCATGCCCATCTCCCTTTGGTACTCCAGGGGCATCGAGCCTAGAGAACGCCACGAGCCATGATAGAGATCCACGCGCACATATATCTTGCGCACCTTTCCGATGGGCATCGGCGAGACGGACGCAGCGGACATGGGAACGTCCTGAGCACAAGCCGCTGCTGTCGTCAAAATCAAAACTGACAAGAGAATCGATTTCATGCTTTTCTCCTTTATCGCACATCTAAGGTTCACCCGTGGCATCAGCCATCGGCTCCGCTGGACTTGGGCAGCCCAATTCGCCCAGAATTTCCCGGATCGAGTGCGGCTTCAGATAAGCGCGGACGCCCAGATTGCGGGCCGCCTCTATCTGTCGGCCATCTCCCGAGAGCAGGACAAAGGCTTTGCCGAGTTTCACCGCTTCCGTAAAGGGCCTGAGCCAAAGACCTTCGAGACCGTCAGAGAGAACGGCATCGACGTGGCCGAGGCTCAGGATGCGCAGGGCATCGTCGAGAGTTTCCGGAGCGTCAACCTCGCAACCGTAAGCCTCGATTGTTTCCTTGAGCATCTGCCGGCATTGACTGTCATCCTCAACAATCAGGACGGTCATGGCTGTTCCCTTTCTTTTCCTCTGCCAAGGCCATCCTTTCGAGATACGCGGTGACGGCCAAATCCACCTCGTGGGCGTTCTTGGCTTCGGCGACTTCCTTCTTCAGGAGATCTTCGGCTTCTTCTTTCGTCATCGTCTGTCCCTCTGTCCGATTATCGGACACACTCTTGGCTCAAGATCGCGATGAGCAATCCCGCCAGCATCGCCCCGGCCAAACCCGCCAGGATCGCCGGCAGATGCCGCTTCCGTTTCCATAGCATGAACCCAGCGCTCAGGAGCGTGAAACTCAATCCCGCAACTGCTCCGAGAATCAAGGGATACGATATCATGTTTCTTTTCCTTCGGCTTTGGCAATCGCAGCTTCGGCATAGGCGCGCAGCTCGTCAGTACGCATAGTTGCATGACCCAGTCGGCTGCTCGGCGCGAAATGCCACAGTAGATTTTTGCACGCCTCCAGCAGCTCAGGAGCCGCGTTGAAGAGATCGGCATTTGCCCACGATGCTCCGGCGCCCTTAGCCGCCAGGACTTCAGCAATGGGCTGCTCTCCATCGCGTTGCGAGTAGATATATCTATGGTCGGTTTTGAGCGGTCCTGGCGTGTGCTTGTTCATTGTTCGCTCCCTGTTCGTTTAGCGGATATCTTTCCGCCGGTAAATTATCGTCAGCTTTGCGTGCATTTTCTCACGCTGGGACGCGGTTGCCGTCCGGTATCGAGCGATGAGCGGGTCTGTCTGCGCCTTGTACCGTTCCCAGATTGCGGCAATTTCACGCTCCGCCTTTGCCCTGTACGGCGCACACGCAGCGACCAAGATGCGGTAAGCTTCCGCTGTCGCCGCTTCGTATTCTCGCCAGATTTCATCTTCGCTCATGCATCACCGTTGCGCTAGGGCATCTCATCCCGTCGCGCCGTTCAATGTCGTCCGTCCCTAACTTCGCCAGCACGAAGTCCGCAGTCGCATGGCTGGCAATTCTCCAGCCATTCAATGCGAGAGTCAGGGATTCTCTTCTTGCCATCGCCGCGCCACACCTCGAAATCTTCTGGCGTGTGGACATGATGCTGGCCCATCATGCCCATCACGACGTTCTGGACGTGGATCGTCCCGTCTTTCTCCCGCGTGCAATAGAACGTCATCTCATAGTAGGCTGCCATGTAGCACCTCCCGTTGAGCTGGCCCCGATTCATCGGGGCAGGCCCGCCTCGAACCTTAGCGGCTGACAGAGAGCTAACGCTTGCTCACCGAGTCGATTCGTCCAACGGCGATTTTCCTCTGGCGGGCCTGAAATTGTAGCACCTCTCGTCCCGATGCCTCCGATAGATTCGCTTCGCTCATCCCGATTCCGAATCGGGAGGCGACATCGGGACGGCAACTGAGTTGTAGGGTTCAGCCACGTCGAGCCCCCGGTACAACGGCCAGCAGCCTTCTCGCTTGCTCGAACCAGTGTGGATGCGCTAAGTGATTTATACGTGCGTAGTCATCCTCCTGCTCAACTGCCAGTTGAATCACCTGCTCAAGCTCGCGCAATCTTTCGGTCGTAATAGCCAGCCGCCGCAGAAGGCATAGTGGCTTTCCACTCTCCTGTCGTGCGATACCCAGATCATTTAGCCACTCGTGTACAGTCTTGCGCTCTGCGCACTTCGCGAGCGCTCGGTCGCGCTGAAGCTTGAGGCTATTTAGCACCTGCGCACAGAAATGACCTGGCACACCCTGCGTCTCTAGCCACACCATGCATTCCTGCTCGGTTAGCGGAATTGCCAGCTCACTCATTTCTCCCCCTTCGTATATTCCATAGTTTTCACCAGACCAAAGTATGCCAAAATCTTTGGCCCTGGATGTCGATTGCCGAGCAAAACATCAGAGAGATAGGCTGGTGAGCAGCCAATTTCAGCGGCTAGCCGCGCCTGCGAGCCTCGTCGTCTGGCTAGGCGGCGCAGAATGCTAATGATGCTGTCCTCCCTCATGAGTTCCCCTCCGAGGTGCTGGTTTGGAGAGTTGCTGGAGAGCTAGTTCCACGATTTCTATCTCATGCCGCGTGGCCTCTGACGCCGACAGCGAGTCAGGTTCGGCAAACAACCACTCCCTTGCCAAGGACAAACGTACGGTAGCGCAAATTAGATTCCACGTTAAGGCTGCTTCTCGGCCGTTCATGTTATCTTCCCTTCCTCTTCCGTCGTGGTAGCACGTCCTGCCCGCCTCCCTGCAGTGAGCCGAGCGAACCTGGCACCTGGAGAGGCGGACAGCAATCGGGCGAACCTACGCCTGTCCCGATTCCGGACCATCTTCACCTTGCAACCTGCCGGGTTTATTCACGCACAAGACTCGCAGACGCTTCAGTTCATTCTCAGTCACCGTGGCTACGTAGCGAATCTGGCCACCCTCGCAGCCAGGCTCCTGATACGCACGACCTTGGAATGCCAGCCGCGCCAGGAACCGGTCGGCGTTGTGAAAGCTTGCATCGGTGTCAATCGTGATGATTCTCATCTGCCCTCCTTGTATACAGTAAATTCATCGTCGCGTGCGCGTGACAATTTCTCTGCCGTCCAAACCGGGAGCTCGCTAAACTTCTTGTTTGTGCGAATCAGATAATCGAGGCATCGCCGCATGCCCATTTCGAGACGAGGCATGCTCTCGATAGCGAGTCTGGTCGCAGCGTCCATGCTCGGGCCAGCTTCGACTGGCTGTGATAACGGCAGTGTGCGATACCACCTCCCCCGCCATCGAACAACATAGGCTGGCTGAATAATGCCCTGCTGAGAGCCGGGCGTGTACCAAGCTGCGCCGGTTTTGTTCCTTTTCATGATAGGTCAACTCCTATCCTCACAAGGGCGACATCGGGACGGCAACCGCTACACGTCCCACTTTATTGGCTCAGTCGCTAGAGCTTGAATATGCTCAATCAATTCTTCGGCGGATATGTAGTCATGTTTGTACAGCCACGCTCCGTCGTATATGATTTTCGCGAGCTTCTCAATCTCTTCCTTCTTGTTGGCCAGTTTTTCCATGTAGCACCTCCCGCCCGCCCCGACGCCTCGGGGCGGGCGGCAACCGCTACTGCGGAGTGGCTTCTAGCGCGTAGAGCACAGGATAATGTGTGCTGTAGATCGTATTTCCGAATCCGCATTCTTCTGGACCGAGACCCGCACGATCTTCTTCCACGTACATGGGGTGGATCAATTGATTGCGTGCCGAAGATAGACGAACGATGTAGCCTTCCGCACGAAGCCGCTTCGCTTCGGCGTCGCGATTCGCGCGGATTCTATAGTGTTTAAGTATCATGATGACCTCCTTTGTCGTCAGCGCTCCCAGATCGAGTACCCCAACAGATAGATCCCACCCGCCAACGTCGCGCCCAGGAAGAACAGCGCCAGCAACCAAGCTAGAATGTCCCAGCCTCTCATATTCTCCCCTCCTCTGCGACGCATCGAATTCCTCGCGAGCTACGCGACGGATGATTGCCGCCAAATCCCGCGTGAGATACTTGGTCTTGTTTCTGATTCGCATGTCTCCTGCTCGTCGGTCAGGCATGACCGAACTCCAGGGCATCCTCGGGGCGGTACAGATAGGGCAGATTATCGAGAGCGATCATCTCCAGAAGCCACCATCGCAGATCGCTGACCGTCCGCTCTTCCGGCGAGATCGAAAAATCGGCTGCGCTGTGTCGTTCGCCGCGCGTAACGTCGTAGCCGCCCCATTTGCCGGCGAACGGCTGCGAATGGTCTGAAACTCTAATCGTGAGTCCGAGCGGACGTAGTTCGACGTAAGTGCTCGCGCCTGCAACCGTATAGCCTCGGATCTCGATGTCTTCGAAACGGTCGTAGCCAAGCGAGGTGATAACTCGCACCGCCTGAGCTACGGTCCGTTTTGTGCTCCATGCCCGTTTCATGGTATTAGTATTGCAAATTGCAATGCGTAAGTCAACAATTTTATTCGTTTTGTTTTCAATAACTTACGGTGGCAGGCGTCATCGCGCAGGTAAACTTCAGGCGCGTGTGTTCTCAGGAAGGTTATCAGCCCATGACGCGGCGCAGCCAGCCGAGAAGGAATCGTTTCTTCTCGGGTTCGGATGCGTCCGGCTGACGAATAACCAGGTCGGCATAATAGTACGCCTGCCGAGCGCGGAACTCCCGCAGCAAAAGCTTGGGCTCCAGAGCATTGGCCGCTTCGCGCGTCTTCGGACCGAACATGCCGTCGATAACTACGGGACCGACGGAGAGATAACGTATCGCCTCTTGGAAGATCCGGACAGCAGGTGGACGTCCGACATTCACGCCGAAGTCGAATAGTTCGTCGGCGACTTCCTGGCTTGAGATCCCGTCATAGAGCGGATTCCAGTACTCCGCGCGATAGATTTCCTTCGCTCGCTCGACGGTCAAGGCAGCGATGTCGATGTTCGGGTGGAACCGCTTCGAGATGCCGAATCGGGTCTCTCCCCCTGGATCGAGCAAATCATGGACATAGCCTCCCTCCCATGCTAGCGTTTTTTTGACAGATAATTCAAATTGGCTCATATTATTTACCCTTGGTTCCTTTTGATAAGCCGATCTGTGATTGGATCTCTTCGTGTATGCCGAGGCCCAACAAATTTTTGGTCTTTTCCCAATGCAGTACCTACTTGACTTAACTTATGGCTGATTCTTAAGAGCGGTGAGATTTCATTGAGAAATCTTCTAGCATCTGCGGAATAAGCCCGCCAGTGAAATACTAATCCGTAACTCCCTTTATTTTGTGTTACCAAACCAATACCCAATTTTTGCTTAATTGTGTCCAGAATTGATCGCTCTTTTTGAGAAATGGAAGCTTCTAACCTATACCGGCCTCGACCATGGTGATAGCAACCACACGAACTTTCTCCCTCAAAAAAGCCAGCGAGCCAAACAAGAAAATCACCTTGCGGGTCGAGAACATCGTGCACCCATCCACCTTCCCAAACGAGCGTTTTGTTGACCGCGATGTCGAAACTTGCCATCATGTCCTCCTTATCAGAAGTTGTCCCGGCCCAGCCAACCGAAAAGCCAATTTAGCAGCCTTTTCAGCAGGATGATTCCGCCGATCCCGAGCAACGCCCCGACCAGATATTTCAACCTACCTCCTCAAGATGGCGACGACGATGCCGCCGCTCGCCCCGCCGACCAGAAACCACTTCGCGTTTTTCCTGAATCTCAGCCACAGTCCGCCGCCCTTGAGCGCCTTGACCGCGCTGTCTCGCTCCTCAGTCAGCAGCTTGACCTGCTCCTTGTAAGCCGCTTCCTTTTTGAAGAGATCGGCCTTGTCTTCGCCGCAGGACTTCAATTCCAAATTCGCGCGATGGCAATCCAGGTAGAATTCCCGCAGGGCATTCGCCTGGGCAGCGTCGAACACGAGCGACGGCTCCGCAGGCTTCTCGCCCGGCGTCGGCGTCGGAGGCTCCACCACTGTGGGCGTGCCAGGCAGATTGACGTACTGGGGAATCTCGCGGACGATCTCGCGCACAGGGATGGGCCGCCGCTTCAACTCCTCCACGGCCTGTATCAGCTTCGCCGTCTCCTCGGCCCGCTGCGCCATTCCCCGGTCAATAGCCTCGCGCTGGGCGCGCAGTTCGCCCATCATCCGGTCTTTCAGCTCGATCTCCGTTTGCAATCTGACGTTGGCGTCGCGCGCGTCGCGCCAGGCGAAATAACCGAAGACGACCAGCGCGGCGATGAGCAGCCAAGGCGCATAGCGCTTTGCTGTTTCGAGCATAAGGCTTCACCTCACACTTTTATTCCGCTACTGCCCCGTCGGCGGTTGTGACTTCGGCGGAGGAGGCGGAGGAGCCGGGGGAAGCGGCCTGGGAATGGCTGGCAGGAACTTCACGCCTTCGCTGGAGTTAAAGTTGTTGACCGGCGGAATCTCTTTCTGCCAATGCAGTATCCCGATCAGTCGGTCCAGGCCCATGTCCACCATCAGGCCGATCATCCCGGCCAGGAACGGATTCATCTGCATGGCGAGCAGGTCGCCGACCCAACTGAACGTCTTGGCCGAAAGCCAGGCGGCGAAGCTCGGCGGCATGTAGGCGATCATGCCGAAGCCCATCGTCTCCAAAAACAGCCGCCAGGCGATGGCGACGCCGTGGACCGAGAAGTAATGCCGATAGGACACGATGCCGTTCAGCGCGGACCTCTTGGACGCCTGCGCATGCGACAGCACGCTGAGCA